GCAAGCGACGCATTTTTTCGCCAGGAAGGACCCGTGAAAAACAAGCGAAAATCTTATATGACATAACGGCACTGCCATATTGGCGGCTCGAAATCGCTTTGCATTTCACGACGTTGGCACGCCGTTTTGGCATACCACCTTCAACGGTTCGGCGAGCTTCACCTTCTCGCGAAGAACATCCACGCACGATTCGACGACATCCATGAGCGTTGCCTCTGGCTTGAAGCGGCTTAGGTCTACGTGAACCTCGATCGACGAATCGATTGACGCTTCGCCTTGCGTCACGCGGTATTGAGCCTTGACGATTGTCATGGTTGAACCACCAAGCGAATGAACTGAATGTGAAGCCACGTGGCTAGCGAAAGCCCCGCCGCAATCAATGCGACTATCAAAAGCCTTCCGAGAATCGTTTTGCTCATCACGCCTTCCCCCTCACACTCGCAACACACTTGAACGCCCACGCTCGCCCGCTGTCATCATCGACGATAAACGCCACGTATTGCTTGTCCTCTTCGATCGCCGCATTGCCGGGGATATAACCCGCATAGTTGCCGCTAGAGCCAAGGCTGGCGAGCGTCACGCTTCCATTCGTAACGCTCGTGCCTTCGATCGCTTGATGCAAGAACTCGCCCGCCTGCGGATCGTAGAGCGTCAACACGGGTTCGTAGTCGTTCTTAACGCCAGTGCCATCGGGGTTCATTACGCCCCGCAACTCAAAGTAATTCGACTGCCCGATATAGAGCGTTCGCGGCTCTTGGTCCCAGCCCTCGAAAAACACCTTGCAGGCAATACGGCGAGCGTGCTGTAAGCCATCGTCGTCGATTTGTAGCGTGCAACGCCGATACCCAGTGTCGTCCGGCGTTAGACTCTCTAGGTCGCATTCCTTCGCGATAACGCCCGTGTATTCGCCGTCGTCCGTGTTCGGCATCGCGGCATCACCATCGGTGATGGCATCGCCCGACGAATCAACCACGAGCATCGACAGCGTGAGGTCGTTGTCGAATTCTTCGTTATCGGCGCGCGTCACACCCGCAATGCGAATGTAGTTATCGCGCCGCATGTACAAGCTGAGTTCGTCTTTAGCCACCGAACATAACCCCCGATTTTTCAAATTGGGGAATCAGGTTGACGTTCTCATAAATTGCCTTGAGGACAATCGTCTTGGCGGCATTCAAGCCGCGAATATACTCCGTCGAAATTGGCCCCGGTCCGCACCATCTTTCTTCTAGCGCCTTATCGATTTGACACAGAATGTCGCCAAGTGTCTTTTTGGCTGGCGTTACTTCACCGACCACCGGATGAATTGGACTTGCATCCACAATCCCGTCGCCGCAATCGCTACCAATAGCGACGTCAAGAACGCAATCATGGAAATTCTTTTCAACATCGATATTCCTCCGCTCTAGCGACATCATCGCATCAAGGATTTGTGATCCTGCATCGTTTCTTCGGCGAAGCATCACAACACCGTCACCCTTTCACTTCTACGCTCTGCCGGATTTTCTCATCACGCCGTAGGCGTCTAGTGCATCTAGCCCGCGAAGTTCCTTCAGTGGTTCGTCAAAAACGCTGCGTTCAAATTCAAGCCGAAGCCGAATTTCATCTATTGGTCTGCCCTTGATGCGAATGAACTCCGCCCGCTTCACATGCTTGATGTTGACCATGTCGACAATTCGACAGGAATCGTCCGCAGTTGGGCGAGGGATTGAAATGAACATGACCTAAAGCACCGTCACCCTTTCACTACCCCTCGCCGGCTTCACTCTCGCCGCCGCCGGTCGTGCTACGTTGACTACACTCTCGCCCGCAATCCGCTTCGGTCCCAACTCCGCCAAGAGCGGATTCATCAACACGCGATCGACGGGCAGCGGCAGCAAGAGCAAATCGCTTGGCGTGAGGAAATCCCTTGCCGGTGACGCCGCTTGCAGCCAGAACAAACCCGCCTGCGTCTGGCGATACTTGGGCGGCGTGAACGTCCCGCCGCTCCACCACGAGATCGCAGCGGCTTGGGCTTGCGTGTACGTGTTGAAGCTGCTGCCGGTGTGCTGAATCGAAAGCACGACCTGCGAGCCGTCGAGTCGATACGACAAGATGTTCGTGAACGTGTTGCCGAAGTCGTTGATGGTCGGCTTGTCGAGGTTGAGGCTAATCAAGGCGTTGTAGCTCGCCGCGCCTTGCAAGCCGGTCGTGTTCGACGGTGAACGGTCTAGTAGGGCGATGTCGCTAAATGTGTTGTCTCGAATCCGGTCCCAGTCCGTATTCTCGCCGGCTTCGTAAGCCAGCCGAATCGAGCACTCGTTGGCGATGATACGCCGGACCGTGTTTCGCAAAACCTCGTTGTCGGTCTGGTTCGGATTCGTGGCGAGCGCCAAGCCCCAGCCGGGGCACGCCATTCCCGCGCCGAATAGCACGAGATCCTCCAAGAGACAATCTTGCGTGCCGGTCATTTGAATCCCGGCCGCCGGCCAATCACGAAGCTGGCCGAACGGACCGACGCGACCACGACGTAGAATCCAGTCGTTTCCGCCGATGCCACCGGCGCCGTAGCCCAGGATGCCCGTGTGGGCGTAGTTCTCAACCTCGAAATCCTCCAAGGTGAGTTCGTCGCAGCGATCGCCGCGGAGCATAGAATGCCCGGCTTGACCACGGAAGCGAAGCATGCGACCGAAGAATCGATCAGCCGTGCTTGCCAGGTCGAGACCTTCGCTTGTGCCGGTGATCGTCGCGCCGCTTTGATTGTCGCTTTCGATGTACGGGAAATTCCGCTTACTCGGCTCCAGAACGGAATGTGAGAGACGGAAGTCATTGACGTCGACCGATACGCAACTGACGCTATCATCGGCATCGAGCGGCGATGTGCTGCCCGACCAGCCGTAGTCCTTGAACTCCGAATCGGCGGTCGGATGACTGACCGAGCATCCGCGATGCTGACCGATGTACGAACCGTGAATCCACGACTCGGCAGACGAGCTTGTGGCGATGCTGCTGAGCGCTAGAACCGACCCTTGATTGTAAATCCGACGACCACCGGATGCCGTTCGATAACCCAGCGTCCTAATATGCGCCCAAGGAAACAGCTTGCGGTAGCACGCGAACTGCGTTCCGACTTGGAATACGCCGGCGCTCGTTTCTTCCTTGCCTTGCTCGATGATAGGGTTCGTGCCGGGGTAGTTTCGTGCTACCAATCGCGTCAATTGCGTTGCCGTCGCACTGAGATTGCGCCAAGCCGTGCGTTTGGTCAGATAGTGCGTCCCGCCGTTCAGATACAGCGTCGTTTCCCGGCCGGCGCGGTTAAAGAACCGATCGAACTCGTTGGCCGCGCCGTTGTTCCCCTCGTCGGTGTCCTCGATGTACGCGAACCGGGTCCAGGTGTATTGCTCCGAGCCGTTGAACAGGAACTGGCCGGGGAGCGGCGTGCCGTTCAGGTCCGCCAGTTGGTTGCTGCTGCCGCGCAATCGTCGCTTCGCCCCCGTGTCACTCGGATCGATCGAAATCACGTCCGTGCGCCCCGTCATCAGCCCTAGCGGGTCGTAGCCGCTCCACGGCAGGCGTTCGGGGAAGTCGAGCCAGTGCTTTAGAATCGCATCGAGCCATTCGTCCCGGTCGTGCAGCGTCAGCGTCGTGTCGATCGCCCACGAGCAATCGGCGCGGGCTTTGGCGATGAGATACGTCTTCGCTTCGCTAGTCAGCAGTGTCGGGTCAGCAACCCACGAGGCGAACAGCGTCGAGTAGGCAACGAAGTCATCGATAACGTCGGTGCGGAACCAGGCGCGGTTGATCGCCTTGACTTGGGCGAGGGTTAGGGCGTCGGGGGATGGAGACACACCGGCGCCGATTAGACCGCCGGTAATCATTTCGGCGATGCTGCCGGGGATGCCATAAGCGATGACGCCGCGGACGGCCATCAGCCTGCCCTCGTGATCGAGGTCGGATCTTCGGCGTCGTCGAGCGTATACGTCGCAGCGACCGTCGAATGATTGAATTTCTTGAGCGTTTTAGTAGTCGTTCCGCTCGTACTCGCCTCGCCAAGATGAGCCAGCGTTTCGCAGCACGCTTGAGCCAGCGTCGGCGCCGCCCCGTTTGTGCGGTAACTCTCGGTCATCTGCGTCGTCAGAACGGCAGTTGCGTTCTCCGCGGCAGTCGGTAGGGCGTCGAGTTGCGTATCGAGGTTGGCGCTCGCTAGACCGACAGCAGTGCGAATCCCGGCGGCATCGATGTCGGTAAATCCCGTGACACCAACGCCCTTGGCCAAGACGATATTCGTACCAGCGGTCAGCACGCGCGTCGCAACCGCCCACACATCCGCCGCCGAGTGCGTGGAGTAGCTCGCCGCCACAATCGTTCGCGCCTCAAATTCGGCGACGGTCGGAACGTCGAGTAATAGTGTCCGCAGGGCCGCGTTCCCGTGAGTGCCGCTATTGACGATGGCGTAAGCGTCCCCGGTTTGGGCAGTGCCCATATTGTCTCGAATCGCCTGCTGAGAATCCGTCGTATTGTCATAAGCCCCCGCCCCGCTTCCCCAGTTCTGATTGATCCACCCCAGGGCGCTCGACAAGTCGGCGGCTGCGGCGGCATCCTTGCGGGCGAGCAATGCGACGAACTGACGCAAAGACGTGATGTCTGCAATCGTGTCCAGGGTCAGCGTTGCCTCAGCGGAGTCGTTGTGAAACAGAGCGTGCCAGTTAGTGATAGCGTCGGCGGTGATCGCCGACCCGCCAAGGTGCGTAACATTCGCCTTCCACACGTCATTCGTCGCGTCGTAGTTCGTGGCGAAGTCGGTCGCAAACACCGTGTTCAGGTTCGTGATCGACGTGGCGGATGGCGTTCTCGCCAACACCGCCGCAATATCCGCCGACACGCTCGCCCCAGCCGGAGCGCCGAGACGGGCGAAACTATCGCCGGTCTGCGCCGTGCCGTATCCCGCCGCGCTCGCCGCAAACAAGGCGTCGTAAACCGCCTCCTCGATGACCTGCATCCGCACCGGAGCGCAGGCATTCGTCGTGTCATCAATGGCGACGGTCAGCAGCCCCACCGTATCCGTATCCGAGGTCGTCAGCACGAGGTCGTATGTCCCGGCGCTAACGTGCGTGAGCGTTGCCGAGCCGTTCAACGCCGCGAAGTTGCCCGTGGTTTTCTTGAGCTTGAAGTCGCCGACGACGCAATCCGTCACGGCCACGCCATCCGCATCCAGGACGGGGCCGATGGAAAGCTCCAACGCTGTTGATTGCCGTGCTGGGATCATGCTGCCCCTCCAATCAGAACCCGCCGCCGACGATTGCCTGCCGGTGCTGCCACCGACTGCGCCACCACTCTCCGCTTGATCCAATTAAGGGTCTGCGGGCTGCCGAGGCGAAGTTCGTTGTGAACGGACAGCATTTCGCTTGCCGACAGCACTCGCCCCCAAACCGACACGTAGGTAATTTTTCCAGGCCACGGACGATCGGCAGCCGCACGATTGCCGATGATGACGGGATTGGAGTTGGTAGCGATTGCCCCCGTGACGGTGGTTGACCCACCGGCCAATCCATCCGAGTAAATAATCATGCCATTCGTTTCACCGCTGCGGTACGTTCCGCCAATGGTTCGCCAGTTGCCCGTCACGGTCGGGACTGCCGGAGAGACTTGCAGATTGGTTCCGTTGATGAGGAACTGCGGGGTAGTTTGCGTGCCGTAGTTGATAGCAAATGAAGCCACGTCGTTTTTCGTGATGATGCGACCATTGCTAACCGCTCCAGATGCCCAGACTCGCGCGACAACCGTAAGTTCCGTAAGTCCGCTGACCGGCACGTCTCCACAGGTCACGTAGTCGTTGCTGCCATCGAAGTCCAATGCCCCGAACAGACCGCTGCCCGCTGCCCCCACCCAATCAGTCGCCGGGTCCATGTTGGTGAGAACGCCCGTATTTCGACGGCAAAGATCAATCAACGTACTGCCGCCCATCAACCCCGGAACGCACAGCCAGCGCGAAACTAGACCGCGATTCAGCGGGTCTAGCCAGTTGATCGGGCACACCATGTCGAGGGCTGGGGCGGTCATCAGGCGATGTTGTCGGAGTCGTGCGTGATGGCAATGGCTTTAATGTGACCATTCGCGCCAGTCGCCCCTTCGTGCGACCAGATAACGCGAAACGATTCCACCGACTCCAGGTTCAGGGACACAACGAAGCGGCTGGCGTCGTTCCAGATGACATCTGACGAGTCCTTTTGATTCGTCAAGCCATCTTCCAGCGTGATACTGGTATTCGTGACCTGCGTGCGTTCTGTCGCCCACTCACTGTCGGCGAGTGTGCCCGTATCTTGGATGTAGAGTTCGTCGCCAACCGCGAATCCAGTCGTGCTTGCGACCGCCATGACGGTTTCTGCCACCGGCTCTGTTGCCGTCATGGCCTCGGTGTCCGGCGTCGTCCCCTTCGCGGTCAACGTAGCGACCGTGATCCAATGCTCGGTTGCCGTTCCGTCACCCGCATCGGGGCGAACCTGGACTTTGAATGATCCGGGATTCGTGTCAGCCGTCGCTTCGACGTAGCCGTGGTAGAGGAAGATCGTCGCCGCCCGCTTCGTGCGGCAGTCGATCGCCGACCCCACAATCGTCGTCGGATGCGTTGCCGCTTGATGCGCCAGCACTTCGACGGAATCAGTTTTGTTCGGCGTGACTGTGGACATGGTTAGCTAGGTAGATTGAGTGCGTCGATAACGTCTTGCGAAGTGATCGGCTGGTCGTAACCCAGAACGGCAGGACCGTTGCCGTCGGCGTCGATCGACGTGCCAGCGCCAGAAGTTTTCAGAAGCTTCTCGGCAACCGTTGCATCTCGCTGGCAATGCGAAAAGACAACGGCACGGTTCGCCAAGTCGGCAGCAGTGCCCTTCCAGCACTCAACGATGCCAGCGCGGATGCCAGCGCCAGAAGGATCGAAACCATTCTCGCCGTTGACTTCCTTGGACCGAGAAAGCCACGTCCAGATTCGATCCTTGCCGACCGAAAGATTGTCAACACGAGTCCAGTCAAAGCCGTTGTTGAAAATCTCCCGCTCGGAAACGAATGGTCGATAGACTTTGAACGCCGGGCTAGCGGTCGTATTCAATGCCGCCGCCGCCTCATGTTCTGTCATCGCTCCGGCATTCGCCAGCAGCCACGTTTTCAGGGTCGCCAATTGTTCGTTCGTTAGTGCCATCGCTCAGTCCTCCTATTCGTTCAACCACAACTCTCGTCGCCGCTCGTGCCGTGACGGCGGGCGAATTCATTCCTTACTCACCCGGTCGATCCGTTTCTCGGCGTCGCGGAGACGCTTTAAGGCGTCGTCCATGTCCGACTTCATTCGCTCCTGGTTGATGCTCAGTCGCTCGGCAACCAGTGTTAGCCGGTCGATAATCTCTCGCTGCTTCTCGATCGCTACTGCCCTCTGCCCGTTTTGTTCCTTCGATAACTCACTGGCTTGCTCGACTCGCAACCACGAGGCACATGCCACGAGCAGCAAGCCGATGATTCCGATCCACTGCCCCACCGTGACCTTGATCGGGGTGGACGCCGTGATCGAGCCATTGCGATGCCGTGAGTCGTCACACGCTGCTGCGTCTGCCATCGCTTGCCCCTTCCTTGGTTAAAAAACGGCGGGCCGCCTCGTCACACCAAACAAACACAACGACCCGCCGTTCTCCCGCCAAGCCATCCGCAAGCGACGGGCTGCGGATGACCGTGCTTCAACATGACTCCGCCGAGTCCGTGTCTACTAGCCGCTTGCCGAGCTACGGCTGATCGTCTTGCCGTTACGACGGACGACCGTCACCGCCTTCGACTTGCTGGCACCACCGCGATTACGAATCGGAGCCGTAGCGATACGAACCGGAGCGGCAAGCGCGCTCACCACGCCGCTGCTTTGATTGCACGTACCGCCAACGCACCCGCCTTGGGCCTGAGCCTGGACGCTCGCTTGCGGAGCCGGAGCGATAAACGCAACCTGCGGGCGAGCCGAACTAGCCGTCGCCGTAGCCGTCGCCGCACGCTGCGGACTCAAAGCCAAGCCTTGCAAGGCGCGAATCTGAGCCTCGATAGCCGCGTTCTGCACGCTTGCCGCGCTCGACGCGCTGCTCGACTGACTCTGAACATTGCATCGCTGCGCACTCGCCTGGACGGCACAAGCCGCCAGCACAACCAGAGCTAAAACGAAACGAAACATGGCACACCTCCAAAAAATGGGTTAATCCTTCACGCGCCCCAACGTGGACGCTATTTCTTCCAAGCACGACACGGCGCTCGCCGCCGTGGTAATCTCTCCTAATTCCCGACGCTGCTGAATGATCGCGTGAACCTGATCGATAAACGGTCGCCAGTTTTCCGACCGGCCGTCTAGCGCCGATCGAATGTGGCTCTCAACTTCCGACGCCACGTCCGCTCCCGGTTCGACGTAGCCCCCTTGGATTCGATTGACGAGCGACCGCACGCTACCGGCGACCACTCGCGCGTCTGCCGTTCGCCCGTCGCCGCTCACGTGATCCAAGGCGGCCTGAGTCAGTTCGCCGACCGATAACGGCGGAGGCGGCACGAACGCTTGCGCGGCCACCGGCGCGGGCTGCTCTGTTGAGGCATCATTGATTTGCAGATTGGTGAACGACAGCGAATCTAGACAGACCAATCGCCCCTCGCCGGCCACCGTAACGATGACGTGGTAATCGCCATCGACGTTACTGTGAAAGCGGGCGCGTCGTCCGTCCGGGAACACGGTCAAGGCATTCGGGGTATCCGGCACGAGCCGCCACAGGGGGCGACCACATTCGCCTTGCACGTCAACGTGAAAGTAGCTCTCGACGCCTTGCAGCGTTTCACCGGGGCCGTAGACCTTCAGCGAAATCATGTCAACGCGATTGACCGGACGCAGGTAATTGATCCACCCGGCGTCGTAAGCAAACAGCGCGGCGATCCCCGCGCCGCCCAGCACGACGACGAGACCGACCAAACCAACGGCGATGGATAGCGTTCGCTTCATGGCAGCGTCGGGGCCTCGATCATCGGGTAACGTGATCCGCTAAAGCCTTCCTTCAGGAGCGTCGCCAGATACTTGCGCTGCGTGTCGGTCAGGTCCAGCGGCTTGATGCGTGGGTCCATGAATCGATCGCGTGTGCCATCGAACTTCATGCCGCCGGTCGAGTAGTGCAGCACGACCCGCTCGGTGGATTCCATTGCGCCGTGATGACCGTAGGGCGCGGTCTTTTCGTGGTCCCGTAGTGTCGGCGTCTTGAACGCGCGAATCATGGCGTTCGTGCGCAGGTTGCGTGGCACCTCGTTGAATCGCCCAACATCGAACTGACCACGCGGCTGAATCAATCCCGCGTGTTCAAACCCGTTGTTGTGAAACAGATTGTCCGTCCACAGCGGCGGCTTGTGGCACGCCTTGCAGTTCGCTTTCTCGAAGATGCGATAGCCAACCTGAGCATCGGGCGAGAGGGCTTTCTTGTCACCCTTCTCGAATCGATCGATCGGGGCGTCGAAGCTCGTCACACTCGACTCAAATGCCGCCAGCGCGTAAGCCAAATTCGCCCCCGTGATCGCCGATCGGCTCGCCGTGTCGATGTTGAATGATTCCGTGAACAGCCGGACGTAGCCGGGGATCAGCTTCAACCGCTCCACCACGTCGGCGTCGTTTTGCGGATTGACCTGATTCGCCATCTCGTTCGGATTGGCGAGCGGCAACAGTGATTGCGTCGTCGTCGCCACCGTCCGTCCGTCCCAAAAGACGAGCGGCGTGTAACCCGAATTGATGATCGTCGGCGTGTGCCGATTGCCAACTCGACCGTCGATGCCGACCGCCAGGGCGCGACCATCCGCCCAGCCCTTGCGCGGGTCGTGGCAAGTCGAACAAGAGACCGATCCGTTTTGCGACAATCGCGGGTCAAAGAACAACTTCCGCCCAAGCTCGATATGCGAAGCACTCGGCTTGACGCCAAACGGCGCTGGCTGGGGCGGAACCTGAGCGCTTGCCGTGGAGGCGATGCATAGCGCAATGATGTAACCGACGCGACGGATCATGCGACCCTCTTGCCGATGAAGTAACCACCGGGGAGGCTAAGCACCAACGTCCCGCAAACCCGATCGTCTTTCGGCTTCTCGCCGATCGCTTCCAATGCCTTGCGAGCGTTAATCAGTTTGAACTTCGTGCCGTTGACCGCATCGACGCTGTTGCGTGCCATGTGGTCCTCCGCGTCGGCGCTCGTATCGATCGCCGTGTCGCTGCCAACTTCCTTTTCCTTGCGGAGTGCCAGGGCGACGATTGCCGCCACGACGGGCGTAGCTTGGCTCGTGCCGGTCATCACGCCGTATCGATTCCCCGGTAGGCAGCCGAGCATATCGACCCCCGGACCCAGGACACGCAGCCGGTCCGACCGGGACGTGAAGCGGGTGATCCGTCCGTCGTTGCCGAAGGCGCCGACCGGAAAGACGTTTGGCAATGCCGCTGGATAATTCAAAGCGTTGCCGCCGTCGTTCCCAGCCGCCGCCAGAACCGCCAGCGGGCGATTGGCTTGTTTGGCGTCGGTCGCAATCTCCGTCAACAGCGAAGCCAGACGGGGCATTCTGTCGGGACCGCCGAGCGACATCGAGATGACCCACGCCCCTTGATCGTATGACCAACGGACGCCCGCCATGATCGCTTCTTCGCTGCCGGCCCCGCTGTCGCCGAGCACCTTACCGCAGATCAGTTTGCACAACGGAGCGATGCCCCGAATGCCGATGCTATTCCCGGCTCGTGCGCCCACGAGAGAGGCGACGTGCGTACCGTGCCCGTGACGATCCTGCGCTCCCCAGCGGGAACGAGTGAAGTCCTGGACGTTGTGAATCGCTCCGTCAAGGTCGGGATGCCCGGTGTCAACGCCGGTATCGAGAATCGCCACGCGGATGTTCTCGCCCTTCGATGCTCGCCAAGCGTCTTCGATGCCCAATAGCGCATCGCTCCACGACACGGACTCCGAAAACGGAATCGTGCTCGGCGTGATTCGGACATCGGGCGGCAGACCAATCATCAGCCGGAAATCTTCTTGAGCAACAGTTGAAAGATCAGTTGACCAATCGGCGACTCGTAGAAGTTCTTCAGCTTCTCGATCAACTTGCCGTCGCCGATCCGCTGCGCTTCCGCAATCGCCATGACCGAAGCTTCGTCGGGATATTCGCTGGCGATGACCGATGACAGAATCGGCACCAGCAAGTCGCCAAGCCGCTTCACACCGGACCAGTAGTTGTCGATTCCTTCGGCGTGGGTGATGTCCTCAACCGCCTCCACGATGTCGTCGAGTTGCGAGGCGAACGGCAAGAGTCGCGTGATGACGGCAAGCCAGGACATGGTTAGCTCCAAGGGTAAAAGCGAATGCCGCAGACCCAGCACGCCAGACGCGCTAGCGCATCAACGAACAAGCCGATGGCGAGCGTCCAGCGGAGGGATGGTAGGCGGCTCATCAGACGGTCCTCTCACGTACTCGGCCATGCCGATACGTGGGGACCATGCCACCACGGGCGGGGAGAATTCCCGCCATTGACCGAATTGTTGCCCCTCCGTGGGGCGTTGTCAAGCCGATTTATGCCGGCTCGAAGCGGTGCCCACAGAATTCATTCGGGTCTCGAAGCGTCGGACCATGAATCGCCATGTGCTTGGGAAAGCCACAAACCTTGCAGACGCCGCAGCGGCACCGCCGCCATCGGTCCCTAGTCGTGCAATCTTCGTAGCGAACCGGCATCGACCCCGCGCCTACATCCGATAAATCGGATTGGCGTTGATCAGTCGCTTTCCTAACATCATTAGGGGTTTCGGCGGCGGGCATCGATGTTCTCCGGCGACTACGGCTTAAGCCGCTATCTGCGTTTTATTATTGAATCTCATCACCCAAAGTCAATCCACCCGATCCGCCTCATCCCCGGTCGGCTGTCGCCTTGCCGGATTAACGTCGCTCCACGACTCTTCGCGCACCAACTCGATTCCATCAGGCAGGTCGATAGTCAACTCAACTCGCCGGTCGGCGCTGATCCGCAACGGCACGTAGCCCGGTATGCGAATCAACACAGCCTGCCCCGCCTTTCTGGTCAATGTCGGCATGTGCGCGTCCTTGTTGCGCGTGGAATGTCCTAGTCAGCCGCTTACCTTCTCCGCCGCTTCTCTAAATTTCTGCGCCACTTCTCGGCCACGACCTGCGTCGATGGCTTCAATGAATCTGGGATATACCGCACCAAGCTCATCGTAAATCCCATAGTGCCCATTCGTGATCCAAGCCGAACCTCGAAGGCACACGACAACTTTGGCCGGACAACCGCATCTAAGCCCGCCAGCGATGGGATCATCGCCGGGAGTGTACGAGTAATCGAACATCGTGTTTTCCGAGCACTTCACTCGTTGCCACGGCCATCGCTCCGCCGCGTCAGCCGCCAGTAGTAACTCAGCCTTAGTCAACATTGTTTGGGTTCCTTGTTTTTCGCAATCTCCGCATTCAACGCCTCGATCAACAGCGGCGACACCACAATCGTATCTTTTGGCAAATGCTCGTTGACGATGAACCGCAGGCCGCTGAGCATCAGCCCTGCCATGAACGCCGCGTCACCCCGCTGGACTTCCGCTCGAAACTGATTGGCGACTCGCGTGAGGTTTTCGAGGCTGTAATCTTCGGGATTCCAGGGAGCATGCGTTGCGAACATATCGCATTCGCTCGGAAGCGTGATGTCGTCGAAGGTAAATGGTTTGAGGTTCATGGGTTTGCTCCATCATTCTCCGCACGCTGTGGGTTGAGGTTCCTCACAACAAATCCGTGCCACATGAACGGGCCGTCGTGAATGGTCCCGATGAATTCCGCTGACTCATGCGGCAGACCAAATCCGGTTCCGACAATGACAACCGCAATCGACTTCGGCGGCGCGTCAATATCGACGACAGCCCAAATGCAGGGCATACCACCAGGATCACGACCCCAATGTAAAATCCTCGCCCCTTTGGGCAGGTTGATGTTTACGACACACGGCAACTCTTCGCTGATCGGATATTTGTAAATCTTGTGCAACATCACTCACCTCCCTCCCCGCTCGCCGTCTCCCGAACCACCGACCGGGCGATGTCGGCGATGATCTCCGCGATCCCTTTTGCGTTAATCCAGCAATCGGCGTACATCGTGCCCAATCGCTTCGCGTAGTTTTCCAAGTCCACCGTCGCCTCTGCCGTGGCGGGAGCGGGTTGGGGTGTGAGCCATTCGATTGCCGGCGGGCACGTTTTGCTGTGCGGTCCGACTTGTTTTCCAAGGGCGTTATGAAACGTGTAAGGTTCTCTTGTGTCATCGTTCCAATCAATGACCCACCTAACCATCTGGTTGTCAACGAACAAAACCTCCTCAATTGGCATCTTCCCGATTTTCGGTGCCCCCTCCGGCCACGATCCCCGCCCTTCGCGTAAGCGAGCGAGTTCGGCGGTGAGACGATCGATCTCCTCCCGACGTGTTTTCGCAAGGTCGTTAAGGATGACGTTGAACCCCTCCACCTTTGAGATCTCGTCGGCTCGCTCGTTCGCAACTCGCCGCGATTCGTCAAGGCTGGTATCGAGTGTGTCGCACAGCTTCCGCAACCGCTCCACCTCCGCCCGCAGTTGCTCCGTCTCATCCTCGCCGGGCAGGGCGCTGAGGGCGTCGATGACGCGATCGGCGTAACCACCCCAAATGCAAACAAGTTCTGGATTGACTTTGCTGCCGCCTTCCCACGCCGTGACAATCAGTTCGCGATTCGCATTGTTCTTCGCCAATCTCCCGCGTGGCGCGGCGAGTTGCTGGCGAAGGTCGGCAATCGTCTTTTCATGGTCGTCGCGGGCTGTAACGATGTTGTCGTTCAATTGCATGATCGTCTTGAATGTGTCGCATCGACGATCGGACGCATCGCAACCATTTGACTTGAGGTCCTCCAATTCCTTCCTCGCCGCATCCCGCTCCCCAATCAACTCCGCAACCTTCGCCGCTTCGACGATGAGCTTTTGCCGGAGGTCGTCGCGTTCGGCGGCGGGGTTTCTGACCTGCTGCCACAACTCCAGATTGTCACGCTCTTTCTCGTTTCGCTGTTTCGCCAACTCGTTAATGCCTTCGACGATGGACATTTCACCGCTGGCCAGCTTGTCGCCGACATCCTTGCCAAGGGAATATGAGAGCCAGTGTACGGCTTCGCCCCGCTCCTTCTCCAACTCTGCAATCCTCGCCACCAGCGTGCTGATACGTTCACAGTCCTCCCCCGTCCCTTGCGTCTCGGTCGCGGCGGAGAGTTCGTCATCGTCGCCAGCCAGCACATCGTTCAACCATTGCCGCTTCTGCTCCGTCGATGCGCTGGACGCAAGGTAAGTGTGAACGGCGGGGATGTCGGGGAGTTGATGTCGCTCCACTCGACCATCATCCTGGACGCGAATTTGTTCGCCCCAGGTCCAGCAGTCATCGTCTACCGGCTTGCTGACCGTCACGCCGTCGCAGTAGGTGAGTCCGTACAGCTTTCCGCGATGCTCGAATGTTTCGACGCACCGCAGTCCACCGTACCACTTCGCTGTCCAAAACTGTCCCGCCGCCGTTGGAATTGTCATTGGGTTTGCTCCGTTGTTTGTGGCTTGCTTCTCATCCTTTCAACTAGCTCACGCATCGACACTTCGACTGCACCAGCCGCAACGGCCAGCTTTCGCTTCGACAAGCAAATGTCGAAATGCTCCCGTGGCGTACCCGCCTTTTGAATCCACTTGCGATTCACGCCGATCGTATCGACCATCGCAATTAGTTCCTCTCGCGTGTCGGCGATCATGTGGCACATCTTCATGCCGCCAAATGGCGCTTGCATATCGTCCACGTAAACAGCCATGCTACTTTTCATCCTTTCCGGCACTGGCGGAACATCGCGGACACAAATCGAGCGTCCTGAAAGCCGATCCGTCTTCAAATGGACGGCACGCCCACCCTGCGTTCCGCACCATTGCCGGAATGTTCGTTGTGACTGCTATTCGCTCGGTCATGTTGTTTGTCGTTTCAAGCACAACAATCACTCCGCATTCGTGACAGGTGATCTCAAGCAACATCCTTCGCATCACCCACTCCCTCCATTCGTGTCAAGCGTGCCGGTCTCGGAGAATTGCCCGTCCCGCTACTCAATCTGACAGTGCTCTCACAACAACTTCTTTCCGCACACCGGACAGTAAGTGCAATGCACGGTCGGCAACGGCTTCTTGATCTTGCCGTCAATCTTTTCCAAGACCAACTGAAACACGGGACGACTCGTTGCCATCCTGTTTTCCATGTCGAGAAACATCTTCGTTGGAATGCGAGCGTTGGCCTTTTTCAACTCTTCGTTGACGAGGTCGGCACACTTGCATCCCATTGCTGATTTTGCGTGCTTCTTCACCGCTCCGCTCCTTGTTCGTTCGCAATGCGAATAGACTCCGCTTTGACAACATCCAGCGCCGCTTCGTAAGCCTGCCAATGTTCAAACGTCGTATTTTGCGGGTCGCTGGGTGCTTCGATAAGCGTGGTTCCAAGCGATCGCAACATCGCCCTCCAGCGAATCTCGTTGCGGCATTGGGCGATGAGGGAGGACAGGGCGTTGCACGCATGAACGGCTAGCGTTGCGTCATCGCCGTCCAGCAGCCACTGCCTGTGGTTATTCATTCGCATCGTCGGAGCAAATCCAGCAACGGGCATCGCCGTCTTATGTCCATCCCCAGGAAGCGAGCCGCACGTCTCGTATGCGTCGATGATGGCAATCGCCCAAGACTTTTGCGTCGCCGCTTTATGTAATCGTTCCAACTCATCAAGCGTTTTGTCGTCAACGTCGTTCATGATCTTCCTCCGGGTCTAGCCTGCCAACAAAAATCGGCACGCACTTGAATTCAAAGAACGCAGATCCCGCCTGCAATTCGTCGGCCCATCGCTGAACCACGATTTCGCTGTCGTTGATGTGCCCCGGCAGAATCACGATATGCCCATGCTCTTTGTCCCTCCGCTCCACGCCCCACATGCTCTGCCGATGCACGTCGGGGCCGTCGGCGAGGTCGCACATGATCTTGAACAACGATTCGCAAGCGTCCGCAGGAACCGTCGCCAGTTGTGACCACGCTTCGACGGACTGCGATTGAATCCAATCCATCCAGTCGAGGATTTCGTCTTGGTCGGTCTCTTTGATCCAAGGTCTCATCGTGATTGCTCCAATTAGAGTTCAACGCCCAACTGCTCAATCACAGCTTTTCGAGCGGCGATGCCGTCGGCGTAGCCCGGCTCGTGTTTGTGGATGTTCAACGCATCAAACCCGCTGACGAATGCAACGGTGTAGTCTCGCGACAGCCCGCATAGGTCAGCGAAGGCAAGCTCGCAGTCGTTCTCGTTGTCGGCTGCCTGACATACACCAAACGTCGCTCCGCTCGCCATTGCTACTGCCGCCATGGCGCATCCGCATTGCACGCCGTCCTCCTTCGCGATCAAGGTGAATGAGCCGGCAATCGGCTTCAACCCCGTCTTCCGATACGCCTCCACAACTTCACCAGGTTCAATGCGTTTCATGTTTGGTTCTCCGTTTGTCGTTTGTGCCACCGCACCAGCCGCACGTAAAGCTGACGGACTACCTTCTAAACTGAACGCTCACCTGCCCGTCGCGATACTCGACCCATACTGCATCTCGCCTGACGCCCATGCGCCGGCAAAGTGCTTCCTCTAGTGCCGCTACGTGGGCATCGCTGCTAGCCTCTTGTCGTTTCAGCTTGTCGTCTCTCGCACGCACTTCCGCTTGCAACGGATTCGGGATGCACTCGTGCCCGAACGCCATGCCGTAGCATTCGTGCGAGCCTTGCAGCGACTTGGCAATCGCGTCCCATTGCTCTGGCAGAAGCATGACGTTGACGCCTGCCTCGTCTATCGCGCATTGCGCCGCTTCCCGCCAGTACTCGTGATATGGGTCGCTCATCACTTCTCTCCTTGTCGCTTGTGGTATCGAATCAACTTGTCCCGCCGCACGCAGACCTGCCGCCCATTCGTCACGAACATGGCGCGACCGTCCTTCGCGATGCCCATGAAGGTGCCGCGTTCGTTCGTATCGAGTCGGCGAGCGTGGGTGAGTGGGGTCATGGGTTAATCCGCTGGAACGAGTAGATCCAGCACCAATCGTTGCGGTCCCAGGCATCTTTGCCGTAGGTGGAGTTCCACAACTCGCGAAACTCTTCGTCCGGCGTTTGCCCGTCTGGTCCACAAATCTCACCAAAGGATACGTAGGCGGGCGAGTATCTCCCGGCGCATCCTTCGGCAATCGCATCCTCTTCGCTGATACTTTGGATTCTCTCCACCATCACGCTCTCCACGCGCAGGAAGATGCGTGCTGCCCAGCGTGGCATGTGGATGGAGGGACGCCATGAACGATAGCGACCTTCCGGCGACTTCTCGCCGTCGTAACCGTGAGGATCGTTGTGATAGTCTGCTCGATACATGATTGCCATGCCGGGCTTCAATGGCCCCGGCTCGGCTTGCCACGTCTCCCGCACCCAGATAACGTCGCCGGGTTTGGCAAGCGGCTTTGAGAACGTCCACGCATCGCTTACGCGAACTTCGCGAGTATCGCAATAGCCGTCTCCTTGAAACGGGATACTAGTCGGTTGCTCGCCTTTTGCGGCGACACTTTCGTGCCACTTCACGATTCGCCTCGTCTGCGTCTTGCTCCCATCCAGCAACCTGGAAACCATCGTCTGCGAAAACAGCATCGGCACTTCACGGCTCATGTTCGTTCCCTTTCCTGCGCTTTCGCGTAGTTAATCCAACTCATCCAAGTCCTGCGCCAACTCAAAACCTACCGGCGTCCCGTTCGCATCAAACTTGATAATGCTCACGTCCATCACCTTAGGTGACTTGAACTTGCTGCCGTACAAGAGACCCTTGACATGCGCGGGCAGCTTGCCGTCGTGCTGCTCGGCGAACGTCTTGGCTGCCGCGTGGTCGTGTGTGACGAACAGCGGAAAGTCGTTGTTGACGCATCGTAGTATCACAAGGTATGTCGGTTGGGGTGGGAGTTTCGTCGCTTCCATGATTCTCGTCGGGGCGGGGGTTGGGGTTATCGAAACATCGCAAAGCCGTCGACCTCTTCGTCGATGCGAACACCGCAGCGAATCAACTCGATGCACTGGCTTCCTGTGATGATCTCGGCAACGTCATCGAGCGACGGTTCCAGATAGATTTCGTCGTGCGATGCGGCTGCCACCATATCGCTATCGCCGGGGCACAGTTCGTGTAACAACATGAACGCATTCATGTCCGGGCGAGGATGCCGCTTAGGCTCAACCCGCTCGAATCTGATGTACTCGTCGTTGTTCAGTTCCCACAGTTCTTTCATTTCGTCAGTCGTCATCTTCAGTCTCCTTTTGGGTTTACCCCGTGGCGGTGATCGCGGCGGGGGTGGAGGAAAAGTCTTCGTGCTTCCAACCGCCGCCGAGTTTCTTGGGAAGTGCGTAAGCACCCTTGAAAACAAACATCCAATGAACTTCCGCGGCGACTTTGACCTTGATCTTGCTTGCGTCCTCGAATAGTGGCTTGCCGTCGCTCCGGCACCCCTTGACCTCGTGGAACTCCACCGCTCCGTCCGCGGCGAGCACAAAGAAGTCGGGCGTGTATCGCGTCTTGTCGGCGAGCTTCAGCGACACGACCTCGAATCCGTAAGCCGCGATTTCTCCGGCGAGCAAAAGCATTTGCAAATGCTCGGCGTAGCGGGCTTCGGTTTTGTTCATCGTGCCGGGGACACGCTTGATACGCCCCCTGCCTTTCAAGCCAAATTGTTTTGCGTTTCGCATGGCGAATCCGTTCGGGGGTTAGAACTCAACACTATCGTTGTACGCATCGAAAGCTGGCACGTAGTTCTCGCAACGGGTCGCGTCGTGCAGCCACGCCATAATCTGGTCAATCGCGTTGTCGAGCGTGCGGCGTCCGACGACTCGGCAATGCTTCGCTGGATCGTAGGTCGGGATGTTTCGCTTGGGATGTGATGGGCTTTTGGGATTCGCCCATTTCGTTTGCCGGTCTTGTGCGGCGGCACAATCGCAGAACGTAACCATCGTATAGACCGAGCCGCCCTTGAGTTCGCCTTTGCGAAGCTTGCCGACCGTCTCGGTGTGCCAGCAATCGACCATCAACGAGTCGAGGCATATGCCGCACGCGAAGGTTTGCTCGCCGTCGACCGTTCGTCGCCCGCGTGGGTCGTGCCGTCGCTCGTTGACCGCGGCAAGAGCCGCCACACGGATCGCCTTGACTTGCTCCTCCACGTAGGTCGGTTGAGCGAGGTCGCCTTTGAGCATCGCCCGTGTTGCCCGCTTGGCTTCCTCCAGGTCGACGTCCTCGAATAGCTCCGCCCAGACGGCGCGAATCGCCTGCCAGTCTTCGCGGCGCCGGTTCGCCCAGTCCTTGACGCTGGGGAACGATGCTTGATGGAAGGCGAGCCAATTCGTGAATTCCGGTGGCGTCATTGGTTGGTTCCCAAAAATTCGGCGTTGCTCATGCGGTCGGAGGGGTCGTCCGTCTTCGCTGGTCCGGCGTCGATACGATTCCAGGCGGCTCGGTCGTCTGACCAGCATTCGCCGTTGAGCCAGGTCGAGGGCATCTTCACGTAGTCGCCCCGCCCTTCGACGGATTCGGCGTACTCGGCGGCAGCGGCGATGATGGTTTCGGGATCCGCTTTCCGGACTGCCTTTGTCCACGCCTCTCGAGCTTTAGCTTTCGACTTCCGGCGTCCGGATGGGAAGGATTCCCAGAAGCGGTCGAACGCTGTGGCGGAACCCGTGCGAGCACAAATTCCGCTAGGATTAGAGGAAGGTAAGATTAAAGGATTAGAGGAAGTAAGAGCGCAATCCGACGTGGCATGTCGTGACATGTCATTACATGTCACGTTTTTGACGTAAGTGCCTTGCGTATCAACGGGTTGCGGAAAGTCGCCCGAAGGTTCGTGCGGGTGCGGCCGCTGATGCTTAGAGAACTCGTTGATCCACACAAACTGCCTTCCGTCCACCTCGTAAAAGGTAAGTAATCTTTTGTCATGCAATGTCATGACAAGTCGTGACATGTCACAACGGTCGTATGGAAGCAGTTCCGCCTTCAATCTTTTGGGCTTCCATTCGAGCCGCCCATCGCGGTCTGCGACGGTCCAGAGACCGGCGAATAGGATCCGGGCTAGCGGTTCGCATTCGCCCAATTCCTCGTTGGTGAAAAAGCCCGGTTTGATTTGTCGCGTGCGTCCCATAGCTGCCGTCCTGTGCTTTCCTTGACCGTCCCCGGTCTACTTCGCCGCCACCTTACGCTGTCCTGGTTCCTTCCCACCCGCCTGCATCAGGTCGAGGTTCCGTTTCTTGATCGCCTCCGCCGCCGCCCGGACCTGCTCGTTGGCTGCCGCCTCGGTTCGTGGTCCGATCGCCATACCGGACTTCAGTAGGTCGTCGACGTGGCTGTCGATCGTCGGCAGTCCAACCAAGTACGGTGCTTTCTCGTTGTGCTTGCGTCTTGCCATCAACCACCTCCGCCAATCTCCGCCTCGCACGCTTCGCAACGTGGCGGAATCTCGGTCGTTGCTCCGCAGGTCGTGCAGGTCATCTGGTTGCCTCCAAAGTCCCCGCCGCGACCAGCCGCCGTAAGTTGACGGCCGGCCGCGCAGGGTCCACGATTAGGGTTTACCGAAAAGAACAGTCACCTTGGGCAACGCCTTAGCAATCGTCGTGCGAATGCCGGCGAGCGCTGTCGTCTTGGCGAGGTTGATTTCATCCGGCAACGGTTGCAGCCGGAATTTCTGCTGCTTGGCATCGACGTCGATATCGAGACCAATGACGACCGCCTTGTCTTTCGCGTCTTCGCCGGGATTGGCAAAGACGTTGACGGGTATAGTCAGGCTTTCGGCGAGGTCGCCGGCGCCGGTGACTTCGTTCTCCACTGACTGACCCATCGACTCGCTGCCGTGCTGGATGTTCGCGTGACCGCTTGCGTGCTGCTTAAAGCTGATCTTGCGAACGGACGCCAATAATGCCGCTGCACCGTTGGCACCGCGTAGCTCGCGACGCAGCAGACGAATTAGTGTCGGCTGGTCAAGCCACGAATTAGTTTCGAGTTTCGCCACCGCCTGAAACACCGCCGAATAAATCAGCGTCAGGGAAACCGTCTCGCGACGGTCGGCGTCGTCGATGACCAGTACAATGGTTTGGTCATTGATCCAAATCACCGGGGCCGTGTTCCACTTGTTCGCCGCAGTGATTAGATCATCGACCGACGATACGGCATGGCTCCGCAAAGGCGGCGGAACATCGCGGTCTACCAGCGTCCCGTTGTGCTCGATGACAACCTTGCGGCCGTCGCCGGGAACCGCGAACAGCGTCGCCCGCTTCTCGTTTGCTTTTGCTGTTGCCTGATCTGCAATGTATTGAATCGCTTGCTGAATCATCGTTCTAAATCCTTTCGAGGTTGGGTTGGTTGGGTTATCGCTCGATGCGACCCGTCGCCGGGTTGATGTCATCGATCGTCGTTTGGTCGATGTCGTCAGGGCTGTTCGACGAATAGATCAGGTGCCCCTTGCGGTTTACGTTGAACTCGTAAGACTTGCTCTTACGTGTCGGAACCTTGCTCTTAATGGCGAACTCGCCGTTCGCTCCGTCGCAGGTTCCGTCTTCGCCGATGATCGGCGTCAGCTTGAATTCCAGCGACACGGTTCGCCCGTTCTTGTCGCCGGGACGGTCGATGCAGTCCATCACCGCGCGTTTGAGTTCGTGACCGAAAGCGACGAGCACTCGCCCGTCGTCAAGGTCTTTGAGGGAATCAAGGCTCAACTGCATGAGAGGCATCGCAAACTCCTTTGTGAAACGAACAGTAAAAAAAGAACCCGGCGCGGCGTTGCCGTTCTCCCGAATAGCCGCGAGGCTGGGCTAAACCTCGCCGCCGCGCCGGGTGTTGGGGTTCAAAATCCCGCAGTTGTCGCCCACGCTGCGGGGCCGTGGTGGATAGTAGCTGACGAGTCAGCCGCCGCGAGTTACTTCGCCCGGTCGCCGCGGCTCGCCCGGATGTCTTCGATCTTGCGGTTGGCTTCTTCTTCCAGCCACGCCGCCTGCTCGTCCGTCACACGCGGGTCCGCCGCAAACCGCTTCTTGACGTCCTGGACCGTACCGACCGCGTTGGCGGCGTTCAGGGCGTCGTTGATTTCCTTCATCACGGCTTTGGAGTCGATAGCCTCCGTCGCCGGCTCAACCTTGTCGGCGAACGTCGTCGCCGTGTCGATTTCGGGCTGGGCGTTTAAGTCCTTCGCCTTGACCACGCGACCCGTGGCGGCTGGCTTTTCCTCCACGCCGAACGCCTCTTGCACCGTCGTCTCTTGTTCCTTCAGGGCGTTGTAGACGCCAGCCAGGCGAACCCGGTCGTCTCGCGTCCACTGCATCCGGCGGGGTCGTCCGATGTAGTTCTCAACCATGTCCTCCGTGACGCCAAACTCGTGGAGGAACGTCGCCAGCATCTTGTTGATGGCGGTTTCGTCCATGAACTCCGCGACCTTTTCGTCGCAGTAGTCAAAGAACCACGCCTTCAGGGCGGCATTGACGGAACGATTCACGACCTCGCGGATATAGCGGGACTTCTCCGCCTTCACCGTCACGTTGTAGAAGCGGTCCTCCGGGATGACGCCCACGCCGCCGCCTTTGTATTTCGACTGCTTGTAGCGACGGCTGACGATGCCGCTGTCGTGGTAGGTCCGCATCCGCTGAAAGTCGGTGAACGACGCGATGATCTTGATGGTGAACTCGTCGATGGGGATGACGTCGGCAACCACGCGGTTGTAGCCATAAATCTCGGCGAACGCCTCCGCCGCCCGGACCGACAAGCCGCGTGCGATCTTTTGCCGTCCGCCGTCGCCGTCACTGCCGCACGGCTTTTCGTAGATCGCCTGTCGGGCGAAGTCGGGGAACGAATCAACAAGGTCTTTCAGGTCTTGCTTGATCCGCTCAAAGTTCCGCGGCGTCATCTTCGCCGCCGTCATCATTGTCTCGTTTTCCATCCGCAGCATTTGCATCGTCTCGGATTCACGCTGCGTCTGATCTAGCACCTGATCCATTAGGCTGTCGTCTTGATCCTGTGCGTTCCGTCCGTTCGGTTTCGTTGCGGTTGCGACCATCGTTAAACCTCCACTTGGTAATCGGAATCTTCGTACTTAGCCCAACGTGGCTCCGGCAGCGAAAGAATGAAGTTGCCGCCATCCACGTCCCAATCATTCGTTGCGTATCGCATCGCCAAATCCCTCAGACCTTCACGAACCGACCGGCGACCGCGTTCCATGAACTCGTCGTTGAACTCGACTACGCGACAGGTATAGGGCGGAGTCTTTTCGACGGCGATGAAGTAGAACTCCGGTCGCTCGCCTAGCAACGCCTCAACTCCCATTTCGTAGAACGCCGCTTGCCGGTGATAGCCGTAGCGGTACGCATTCGCGGCGAACGCCGAAAGCTGGATCGATTGCGTCGTCTTCAGGTCCGCGACGACGTTCTTTTTAGAGTGCGGGTTGATCGTGCGAACGTCCATGCGGCAACGCAAATCGAACCCCGTCTCGTCGTCGTGCCACGTAATCGTTTCCTCACGCGACCCTTCCCACGAAAGAATGTCGGCGGCTGGCTTACGGCTGCGAACCGATTCGACCATCGCCATCACCTGCCGGTAGTCGTCGCGCTTAAGTTGAATCTTGTCGGCGTTCAAGCTAGACCACATTTTCCAGTTGCCGCCGCTTCGCTTGCCGTCGATGCTCAGCACTTCCGGCGGAATCTCCACAACCTTTTCGCCGCCCTCCATCAGCACGTCGTGCGCTGCCGAACCAATCGTGAACTCGTCACGACTATCCGGCGAATAAGTCTTGGCGATGAATTGGGCGTAGAATCGCGGCGGACTTTCGAGAAATACGCTCAGCATCGAATTGCTGATACGCTTCGTGTCCGCGTGGTATTCGTCGTTGCCAATTTTCAACGTCGTCGCGTTCATCGTTCTGTCCCCGCAATCACTACCGCCACATCGCTGCCCGCTTCCCACCGCAACAACGGCATGAACCACGTAAAGCACTCGTTTGCATCCTCGTAAATCTCGATAACCTCCGCCTTCGGTCGCATCGCCCGCACGACCTCGACCGCCTGCTGCGGCGTCTCGGCGGCAACGAACTCGTGATGCTCGTCCACACGATGGCGGCAGTTGCACCAGTGGCAGCCGCCGGGGATTAGTGTTTTGGTGAAGTAGTCCATTGGGGTTCCTCCGTTGAACGAATTGAATCCTAGAGATTCCATTCCGCTCGCCGGCGTTTCATTAGGTCGAGATACTTTTCGTAAGCTCGCGAGCGATGCTGCGTGAAAGACAATCCCTTGCACCAGTAATCGTTGCGAAGAAGCGACTTGCAAACTCGCCGCCAACTAGGGACTTTGCGTGCTGCCTCTAGCTTCGGATCGGCTTCATCGGGAATCCCTTCGTCGTATCCGCGTTGCATCCACCAGCGACGAAAGACGGCGACTTTGTTTCCGTAATGCTCGCGAGTTCGTGGCGGCATCGACGCAATCAAAAGTTTCGCGAAGCTTTCCCACGTATGCCCCTCCGGCTTGCTGATCGCGCGATAGCCCGTCACGTTGCCGGTCTCTTGGACATACAACGCACCTCCGTTCGCGCCATTGACTCGTGCGACCACTCGCGCCCACGTATCCGGTTCGATCAAATGAAACAGCCACAAGCCACGTCGCTGGTCGTCGCCGTAGGGCTGGCAGATTCGCATTTGATGAATCGTCAGCCCGGCTTTGTGCATCAATTCGTAAAGACGATTCGACGGAGCCTCTTTGTTGCGTGCGTGCCACGTCCAAAGGTCTTGCGTTTTCCAATCGTAGAGCGGGTAGATGTTGTAGACGTTATCGACAACGAGCGTCGTCCACTGCTTGCCCTCGAATGGTTGCTTAGTCTTGCTGGCGATTGTCCGAAAGCGATTCAAGCTTTCGTCAGTTCGGATACCAACGAAGCACGCACATGGCTTGCCTTCCGCATACCACTTACCGAACTCCGGCACGAACTCCTCGAACTCCATGCCGGGCCGAAAGAATGGAAAGAACCCCTTGTCGCTGATCGCTTGTTTCGGCAGCGGTCGAATCCATGCGGGGCGTTTTTCTTCATCCCAGCAAACCCAGTGCGTTTCGTAGACCGACACTGCGTTGCGAAGATGGATCGGCAGGCAAACCCAATAGGGTTCGCTGCAATCGTCATACGCATCGAAGCACGCTTGAACGTGTTCGATGGTGCATTTGTATTGACCCTCTAAGTCGATGAACATCATCCCGAACTTTCGGTTTCGCTTACGGGCTTCCTCTGCCACAAGATGCAACATGACCGTGGAGTCTTTGCCGCCAGAAAAACTGACGTAGACTTTCTCGAAACGATCGAACACGAAAGCGATCCGCTCGCGTGCCGCCGTTAGAACGTCAATCCCAACTGCTCGCTTTGGCACAGTACGTCTCGCTTGTAGTCCCGTTCCCATTGCTTGATGACGCGCGTCGCTGCGGCGTTCGCCGCGTACTTCGTGTCGGTGTCGAGCGTGTTCCACGCCAGCCGTGTGCAACTCTCCGGGCAACCGAAAACAAAGCAGCACGCGCTTTGACCGAGCCAGGCTCGGCGGTTAATTCCGAAGTTGCTTAAGTTCACAGCCGCCGCGATGGGCCACGCCGATACCGTCGCAAGCATTGCCGATCCTAGCGCCGCTTCGTCTGACAATAGTTCTCTCGCATGAGCCGCATACTTCGCCTCCTCATCGTCATCTTGCGGTGTGCGATACATGCCGTTGATCCAATCTTCCCACTTCCGATAGTGCTCAAAGACTTGCTGAATCGTCATCGCCGACCTCCCCATCAAGCTCTAGGTTGTCTTCCTCGTTGATGGCGTTCGGGTCGTCCGCTTCCCACGCTTCGCTGAACTCCCGATCGGCGAACATCTCCGCAAGCCCGGTGATCTGCGCAAGCCGCAACACTTCGTCGGGGTCCATGCCAAGCTCTTTGCCGATCTTGGCGTCCGACCAGTTGCGACGCTTTAACTCAATCACGATCTCGCTCATCGCGTCGATCTTGTGCTTGCCACGGGCGCGATTGTGCCGAATCGTTGCCGCGATCCGGTCGCCCCGATCTTCGCGTTGGTCCTGAATAACGACGACCGGCAAATAGGACTTCACCCGCTCACGAACCGATTCACACTCTTTGCCGACTCGATTACGATGAAAGCCGTCGACTACCTCGAAAACGTCGTCGCGCTTCCACGAAACGATAGGTTGCGTGTACCCGTCCGCTTCGATGCTAAGTCGCAGCAATTCCATTTCGGGCGGTGCTACGCTGTTCGGGTTGTAGTCGTTCGATTGAACTTCATCGTTCGGAACCCACAACACGCAATCGACAGGTTCGTTTGCGAATGGTCCAGCGGCGTGCAGCATCAGCTTGATTGCGTTCGACAATTCAACCTGTTGAGCCAGCGGCAGTGGTCGCAGTTCATCAATCAGTGGCTTGATCTGTTCGAGGTATTGCGTCATGTCTTTGGCGACTTCCGGCGCAGGGTCGAATATCGTCGCCTGCTTTGCCTTGCGTTTCTTCGCCATGTCGTGAACCTCCGGGGAGAATTCGATTCGTTTCGACACAGCTTTCATTTTAGTTGCAGTCATCGTCGTCTTCCAAAAAGCCCTACGATCAATCCAATCGCTCCAACCGTCTCAGCCGTTCATCCAAAAAATCCCGCTCATCGAACCCAATCTCGTCATACTCGTCGTCGACGCTGTCGAGTTCCTCGTCGCGGTCGGACTGGCGCGCTTCGTCGTCGGTGAAGTCGATCATGGCTATTCGATCCCGCACGCTTTATCGATCATCATGTCGAGCGGAGAGCGTGGCTTAGATAGCAACTCTCTTGCGATCCGTCGCTTCTCTCGCTCCGCAAACCACTCGTCAAACTCTTCTTGCGACCGAAACTTCTTGGGGCAGCACGCACCCGATGGCGTGTCGCTTGTCCAAATCACTGCGAAGTAACGATCTGGCGCGTAGTTGTACGGAACCGTGCAATGACAGCCGAGCGTTGCCTTAATGTGGTCTCGCAGTTTTCGTGCGTCTTGAATCGTCATCGTCTCAACTCGCCAGTTCGATGTTGCTCGGAATCTCAACTTCGATGTTCGTCGCCCCGCCGCGTTCCAATGCGTCCATCAACTCCTCAGCGTCCGCTTTCGTGTTGCGGTCCGACGACTTGCGGTCGCCGTCGATGTTGGTCCAGGAGACACGGAATGTGTCGGTGTTCATACCGTCCTCGCTTTCGCCGCTTTCTCGCGAAGTTTCTCGATAACCTGCTGGTACGATTGCTCGTGATGTCCTCGTTCGCCGAGATAGAACATCAGGGCTTTAGACAACATGCCCATTGCGACGGCGAAGGTTGTATCGCCACTGACGGCGAGCATGTCAGCAAATGCGTACAACAGCCTTGCGTCAGACTCCATCGTGTCTTGCATCCGCCGCAGGCGTTCCAGGTCGGCGAGGTCGTCAGTGAGGAAGTCGGGGGAGGACATTGGTTAACTCCATGAACGATGTTTCTCGTGGATCGATTCAATGCCGTCGTACTCGTCGATTTCCCATTCGATGCCGTCCGGGATTTCAACCACCTTGAGTTTCGCAAACCTGTCGCTTGCCGCATTGCCAAGCTCTTCGACGGTTTGTACGACTAACGGATTCGCCCGCTGTTCGCGCTCCCACGTAGACCAATACCGACTGCCTATCAGTCGCCTCATCGCCGAATCAATCTCCGATTCGCTCCCGTCGAGATGGCTGTCAAAAATCACCATGCCCTCATTCTCTTCGTGCCGCTCATAAAGCCCGTTGTCGCCGCGACGTTCTTCTACGTACTTACGAATGGGTACGCCAAGCTGCCCAAGGCGTTCGTAGGCGGCATCGCTAAATCCGAATCCTCCGTAACAACTGTTGATGACGATCTTCACTTGTTTAACTCCTAAGTTTCAAAACAACCCGGCTCATCATCCGATGATTCACCGGGGCGGCATCGTGCCTCCGCCTTAATCCGTGTGGGCGGACTCCCTCACCTTTGTTCCTTCGTTCGCGAATCGATGTTGGGGGGTTGGGTTATGGGGTTGGCTGCCCGTATCCAATAAAGCGACCGCAGCGACCGCATACGAATCTGGTCCAGCCACGGCGGTCCTTGCCTTCTTCGACCTGAAGTTCAGTTGTTTGGTTTTGGCGACACGGGCAAAGCAATGTCTTGGCAAGCTGGTTGTCGTACACGTCACGAAGCGATCGCCATTCCTCTTCTGCCATCCCGTATGGCGGCCAATCGCCGAGCAACGCCATTGCGGTCCTTGGCTCTTTCTCTTGCCGGACTCTATCTCGCACTCGCTTGGAGTTCTTAACGGCGATCGATTCACCATCACGAACCGACATATCGAGCGGCAATGCCTCCCATGTCGGTACGTCGTAAAACAACTCGCCCGACGCAACTTCTCGATTTGGAACTTCCTTGAGTCGTTGCTTGAATAAAGATTCCGGGAAGACGACGATGCCGGTTCGCAGGTCAGTTGCGAATGAAAACAGTAGCGTCCCTCTGCCGTACTTTCCTCTTCGTTCTGGCACGTGGACTGTGTTTCGAGGAAACTTGCCGGTAAGCCAGAAGCCCGACTCAGGAGAACGTCGCTCGACCTCGACCTTGAACTTCTCAAAGTCATTCTCGGCAACGCCATCGACACCAAACTTGCCGTCTTGATGATGGTGGTAGTCGTATCCATTTTCCCGCAGCCAAACTCGTAGTTCGCGTTCCGCTCGCGATGCCCACTCCGCCGTGGCTTCGCTGAACGGTTTTTGCTTTCCCATCAACACAAAGTTCGCTGACCGGCTTTGCGCTCACTAACGGTCAGCCCCATCATCCGTGTGGTTGCCAAATCGATTTGCGATTGGCGAATATCAACACCGATTCCATGTCTTCCCGAACGAACCGCTGCGGCAACCGTCGTCCCACTGCCGCTGAAGCAATCCAGTACGACGCCGCCAGGCGGGCAGAACGTGCGAACGTGAAACTCTGCGAGCCACTGAGGGAACGGCGCCTCGTTCTCGTGGGCGTCTTCCCAGCCGAGATGCCCTTTGCCGACAAGCCCGCTAATGACGTTGCCGGGATTCGTGATATCGGGGTCGTTGTAGACAACCGACTTTCGCTCACCGTCCTTGCCGCGATTCGTCGCCGTGCGAGGCGAATGGTATTTCGGCTTGCCTCCCATCGCCTTATTGTCTGCCCAAGGAAGTCGCCCGTTCTTGGTGGCACAGATGATTGGCTCCCAATCGTTTCGTAGCCAATCAGGTCCGCCGGTCCCCGGTATGCCGTGGCGATAGTAAACGCTCGGCTTGCGGAGTTTCGCCCCATTCAGGCGAAGCGAATTCATCAACAGGAACGGGGTCGCCGAATAAACGAAGTCGCTTGTAAATCCTTCGATGACCCAAGCGACTAGCCCCCGGCAAACCCGCAAGCATTCCATGAAGCGAACGGTTGCCCACTCGACCCAGGCATCGCCTTCGATGTCGAATTCCAGTTCTGCATAAAGCCGCTGCCCTTCGTAGGGCGGACTGGCGAAGACGAGATCGACCGAATCGTCTTCCAGCGGCAGCGATGCACAATCGCCACGCCAAAAGACGTACTGAGGCTCGGCGGATTTGCGGTCAATGCAGAGCATCGGGCGCAGCGTGAACCGGGGAACCAAGCACGACCGAAGTGAGCATCAATGCCCGTGGAATCAATTCCGGTCGTGCAAAAACCGTCCTGCAATGAAAGCAATCTGTTTGATGCACTCGGCCGGATTCGACACCGGCTGGCGGCAGCCACTCGGAGGGTCCAGTCCTCGCTGGCGATTGGGCAGAACAAGCCGCCGGCTAATACCCAAAAACCTTCCCGTCCTTCCGGGATGCGAGTACACCAAACAGATTGCTAACACTGACCGAGCCGTCAGATTCGCCGAACTAGGCAAAAAGAAAGCCCGTGATAACCGGGTGGTCATCACGGGCGTCGAAGATAAAGTAAACTTTACGAACGGTCAACCCCCGTTCCTAAAGATTTTTTTAGCCAGCCGAGCGGCGGGGCTTTTTGTTGGGCGGAGAAAGCAACGTATCTACCGACACGTTAAGGGCTTCCGCAATGCGGCAAAGTAGCCCAGCACCGGGGACGTGGACCCCGCGAATTACGTTAGAAATCGTCATTGCGTTCTCGCCGGTGGCGGTTGCGAGCTTGACTTGCGACCACCCGAGGCGTGCCAATTCAGCGCTGACGTTCGCCGCCACGTAGGCTTTCGTGTCGTCATCGGTAATCACGGTTGACATGCTCCGTAATCTAAAGGAAACTTTACGTTGTGTCAAACATCCCCGGAGCGAAAACGCCGTTCAAAGTGGACTTTTCCCCAATGTCCACAAAGGCAGTGGAGGATAGCCCAAGGCAAGAACTAAAAACGCCTCTCGTGGCAACCGCTACGACCGGCGCAAACGGACACGGATTTAGCACGACGCCGACCCACCACGGAGGTATTTGTGAGTTAGATTCCCCACAAGGGGGCTGCAATGAATTCGTATGTCACGATGCCTTTGGGCGACTTCTTTCGCGATGTCTACTTGCCGCAAAAATTGCGGATTACATCGCCGAGCACGATCAAGCATTACGACCTCTGTATTCGTGCGCTCGGCGAAGCGGTGGGGCGAATCGCCACGCTCGGCGATCTAACGGATGGAAACATCGCAGCGGTTTTGCGGGCTTATGCTGCGAAGGGACTCTCGCCGCACACGATCGAACAGCGGCGGTCGTATCTGGTCGCTCTCGTCAATTGGGCGTCACGTCGGCAAATGCTCCCGTGGTGTACGTCGCTCGGCGAATATCCGACGCCGACGCCGCAGCCGCGGGCGTGGACGCTCCTGCAAATGGAGATGCTGCTAGCCGCTTGCAAGCGAACGACTGGTGACTACCACGGCGTCCCGTGTCCGTTGTGGTGGCGAGCGTTCCACGGCGTCCTGTGGGACACAGGAGAGAGAACGTCGGCGGTCCTGTTCTGCGAATGGAATCACCTGGACGAATCGTCCGGGTCGCTTCGCGTGCCGCCGCACAATCGCAAGGGCGGACGTAAGGGCGAAGTCTATTACCTGAAGCGGGGGACGTTGCTACTCTTGGACAAGATCAAGCAGCCGGTTCGCGAACGCATCTTCCCGATGCCAGGCAAACGCGATTGTCAGGGGACGTTTTATTACCACTACTCCAAACTCCTCCGCCTCGCTGGTCTCCCCGACACCCGCTACGACAAACCCCAGCGAATCCGCCGGACGTTCGCCAGCTTCGTCGAAAAGGCGGGCGGGGACGCCACAAAGGCGCTCGGGCATTCGTCCCGCCGAGTGACGCTGGAGCATTACCTCGACCAGACGATTATCGACGCCCCTGCCCCCAACCTGTTGTTGCCACCTTTGGAGGACCCCACAACTTAGCGACAATCCGCTTGACCCCCACCCCACGGTCAATAATAATCCGAGACGTGCTCTTTCTCCCGGAGGGTGCTATGAAGGCGATTGCGTTGTGGGCTTGTTTTTGTGGGGTTTGTTGCGGGCAGTGGCGGGTGGAGAACCTCGTCACGACTGAGACCCTAGACGCGACACCCTATTATCTTTCCTTCGGCATCCCGGACCCGACCGCCGACGCGACGTTCACGCCGCTGTGGAACGGCTGGCAGTTCAGCGTCGAAAGCACGAAAGCGTGCCTCGAATCGCCGCCGGGCTTCATCGGCAAAATCTGCCGCACCGGCGTCGCCTCGGTCGAGTTCGATATGGTCGTCGACACGCCGACCGAGTTTCGCTGGGAGCTGTGGCGGCATATCGAAGCGGGGCTGAACATCGACAGCAACGGCGCCCGGTTCACGCCGCTCCGGGTTGCCGGCTGGGTCGACATCGACGACCTCGTGATGGTCCCCGCCGGGTCGTATCACTTCCGGGCAATCTCGATTCCCGCGACGGAGTACGGGCCGGAGTATGTTGACGCGACGCTGACGATTCCGGTGCCGGAGCCGGGGGCGGTTGGGCTGGCGGTTGCGGGGTTGTATCTCTTGGCGGCACGACGCCGATTTTCGCGGTAAGGATAGCATGAACCGCGTCGTCACTTTCTCGATTCTCCTCATCGCTCTTGCCGTCGCCGCCGTTGCCGGGGTCTTTCTCTTTGAATGGTGGCGAGCCAGGCAGCCGGACGAACCGGCGACTATCGAAGTCGCCACCGTTCCAGTCGAGGCACAAGGCAAAACCGCCGACGCGCCTTGGATCCCAGCTTTCACGCACGCCGCCAAGACTGGCGAAGCGTCGATGCGAATCACGAAAGCGACCATCGGGCTGTTGCCTCATCGCAGCATGACTGGCGACGAGATCGCCGGCGACAAGCCGCTGTTAGCCATTCACGTTCGCATCGAGAATCATTCGGCGAACAAGGTCATCGAGTACCGCGGCAGCCTGACCAAGCCGCCAGCGACATTGACGGATGAATTCGGCAACCGTTACGAGCCGCGCGGTTCGGTGCTGCTATTCGCCGAGGGTCAGCGCGGACAGGATTCAGTCTATCCCGGCAAGCACGCCGACGACGTTTACGTGTTCGCTCCGCCAATCGACAAGGCAAAGACGCTGCGGCTAGAATTGAACGCCGAGCGGGTCGGGGCGAAGGGGGCGATTCGATTTGAGTTGCCGGTGGGCAAGGTGGAGAGAGTTAGCCCGATGATTGTGGAGTGAGACGATGATCGAAGTCACGCAAGAGACCAACGTAATTGCGACCGCCAACGGTATTGTCGTCGATCTATCGGGACCGTTTCGAGTTATGGTTCGTCATCTAGACGGGAGTTTCCGCGAACTGCAATCTGGCGATGTAATCAACAAGAATGACGAGCTAGCGATATTGCCTCCCAATCAATCACCACCGGACCCCGCGCCGTCACCACCACGTTCGTCCGCTTCAGATCCGTGATCGGTAATCGCATCCTCGCAATCTCATTGCACTCCGCCGTCGTCGCAAATCGACCGACACGCCAGCGGCTTAGGGTCCAGTGGAGCCAAGGCACGTAGACCATCCGATTGCAGACGGCGATCTCGCGGGACTGGCGGCAGAGGTAGCGGACGGTGAGCGGTGATTCAAACCGCCAGCGTTTGATGCAGAGCGGACCGATACGCCAGATTCGACCCCGCTTCGCCCAACCGAACCAGCCGCGAATCGGCTGCGGAATGTCCGGCTCGTCAGGCATCGACCGGACCTGTGATGTCGCCCAGGAAAGCAACCTCCGCCGTCACGGCTTCGATGTACGTGCCGTTCGTCCACTCAACCTTCTGTGCCGCTAGCTGGAGAAACCAGAAGTCGTCGGCGTTGGCGTAGTAATAGTAAACGGCACTTGCCACGCAGCCGCTGGCTCCGTTGATGGCGTAAATGGTGCGTAGCGGAGTCGCCGGCCCGGTTTGGTCACCGTTACTGTCGATCCAAAAGATATTGAAATGCTCTGAAGCATTATTGCCGGCGTCGCTTGCCGCCACGCCGGAGACGTGAAACACCAGGCGATAATAGCCTGTCTTTCTGAGCCGTATCGCACTTCCTCCAAGCTTAGTGAAATGCGTCGTGTTGAAGTTGTGAAAGGTGTTGATCGTCAACACCTGCTTGTTCGTGTTATTGGCGAGCGTCTGCCCGCTGTTGTAATCCGTTTCGAGGATACAGCGTGGTCGAGTTTCCGCCACCGTCAACGGAATCGCTACCCAGCCGGGAAGCTCGCGATACTCGTCGTCGCCGGTGATTGTGCGGTCTCGTGCCAGCAACACCGTCGCGCCGTCGGGAATAGCTTCGCGGGCGGGGTTATAGATAATCTCTAAGTCTTCGTTGATGTCCGGCTCGGCGAGCGTGCCGTCTTCGTTGAACGTCTGAAGCCGCCCTTCGCCCTTGCCCATCTCCGTGCATTCGTCGCCGTCGTAGGTCCCTTCCTCGACTTCGCCGTAGACCTGCCCGATGCGAAACGCCGGGCTTGTGCTATTCGTCGCAATGTCCAGCAGCGCGCGCAGGCGATTGAGCGGCAGTCCGCCGAACATCGCTTTGAGACGCCGCAGCCAGGCGACGTCGGCCGCCGTCAGTGCGTAAAGTTGCTCACTCATTACGGGTCGGGATTCTCACGAGTGACCATATCGACGCCGACGCCGAGCGGATACGTGCCGCCGGTCCCCGCCGCCTGGACGTAAACGGCTTGGAAGTAATCCCCCTCTTCGACGTCGTCGTAGTTCGAGTCGATCGTAAACGCCACGGTCGTCGCATCGCTCGCCGGCGCGGCGTTCGTGACGGAATAGTTATTTGTCACGTCGACCGCCGACCCGGCGCGGACACGCTGAATTTTGACCGTCATCGAGCGGTCCGTAGACGGTCGCGCCGTCACGACGACATGCGCGCGAATCACTTCGCCGTCGCCCCCCGCACGTCCTAGAAACTGCGTCAGCGTCGCCCCGTTGGCGAGCGCCGATTGGGCGTGCCGGTAAGGGACTTGCTGTTTCATCGCCGTGGCTAGCCACAGTTGCGTCGTCACGTCGATGTTGTCGACGCTGTGCGGACCATCGGCGATTTGCAGCGATTGACCGGAGATCGGCCCCCGTGTCGAAACATAGTCCTGAAAATAAGGCATGTTAGCACCTAGGAAATAAAGGGAACGCCGAGCGATCCGACCGGGCGGATGCGAAACGTCTTTGTTTGGGGGTTGGTTGCGGTCGTCGACAGAATTCCGCCGGCGCCGTCGAGGTTGACCGGCTGCTGCGGCTCGTTCTTTTCAGGTCCAAGCCGAATTGCCCGCTTGACCTTTTGACCGTTCACGGTCGTCAGGTAATTGAATCCGCGATCAATCAGTTCCACGAAAGCCCAGTCGTGCGACGGATGAATCCAGACCTCATAAGTCGTCACGTAATAGCGGGTCCGCACGCCGGTCGTGCGGTTGACGTGGATTGCCGCTTCGCCTTGAATACCCGCGAGCAGCTTGCGACCCGCCGCCGTGCCCTGCTTGGACGTGTTCGGCTTGCGTGCTTCGTTGAGCGTTACCCGCTCAATCTGAATCGTCACCGGAATCGGCGGAGTATTTTGAAACGGGTCCTTCGCCGAGTTGATGAAATACTGCCCGTCGAGGTCCTTTTCCCGCCACTCTTCCACGGTCGTCGTGCCGTAGGAGAACTTCGGCCCGATCATGTTCGTGTCGGGGTCCTGCGGCTGCTGCTGCGACTGGGAAATGAACTCGTCGAAATCGTTGGGCGTATCGTCGCTCGCGTCGTTCGCGTCGGGCGTCTGATAACGTACCGTCACGATCCACCGAAACGACGTCTCGTCCTCTTCGCCTTCGATGTCGTAGCATTCGACACCGTCCATGCCGGGGTAGGTATCGCCGAAATCGATGCCAACTTCCGCGATGACTTCATCCAGGTCACATTCCTGGATATTCACGAGCGTCGTCGTGTATTTCCAGACGCGAAAGCGGCGCTCGTATTCCGATCGGTCGTTCGATGAACGGCCCGTGCGGCGTCGTAGTTCGCGGACTTTGAAAGCCATTAGAGGTTTGCCGCTCCCACTTGGGGCAAACGATGCAACTCACGCTCGATGTCGTTGAGGTTGCGGTTCGTTCGCCGGGCTTCCTCTAGTTGCCGCTCTTGAATCGTCGTCGCTTCGTTGCCGCCGAAGCGTTGCTTTAGTGCTTCGTTGGCGAATTCCTGCGTTCCCTTCACGATGGCGTCGGGGAGCTTGTTCGATACAGCCATCGCGACGTTCTTCATTTCGTCGCGGATGCGCTTGAGCGATTCGGGTACGTTGTCGCCGTTCGCACCGCCGGTTGCGTCCGCTACGCGCGAAAGTAGTTCCTCCAGCTTCTTGCGAGCGGCAATCGTTTCCGGGCTAGGTCGCGAATGGAATCGCGTCCGCCCTTCGTTGATGGCGTCTTTCTTTTCCTTCTCAAGCTGCTCGTCCAGGATGCGAAAGCTCTTGCCCATTTCTTCCGCGGTCACAACGCCGCCCAGAAACGACAAGCCGCCGGCGAGCCGCTGGAACGACCGCTTGAGCGTGATGCCAAGATTGACGGACCCCTCGTGGCTGACGTTTGAGATGTCGTTCCAGAATTCTCGGAAAGCGTTTTTGATGCCGTCCAAGCCCTCGCGAAAGATGACGACCAGCCCCTGCATGGCGATCTCGCCGGCCATCTCCATGTCGCCGCTCTTCAGGGCTTGCGTCACGCCGCCGAGCGTCGACTTGATGGCGTCGCCGATCGAACCGAGCGATTGGCGGATGCTGCTGGATTGAGACGCCCAGGCAGTGCCGACACCGGCCGCAGCGGTCACAAGCCAGCCAATAGGACCCATCGAGCCGAGAACCTTGACGATACCCGCGATGGCGCCGACGATTGACCCCAAGCCCGACAGCGCCGTCCCGACCAGCAGAGCCGCACCACCGAACGCCATCATCCCCGCCGCTGCCGCCAATAGCCCCGCCGCTAGTTCGGGATTCTGCCGCAGCCACACCGCGACGCCTTGCACGAGCGGTTGCACGATCTCGGCGACTTGCTTCATTGCTGGGATTAGCCCAGTCCCCAGGGCAATGACGCCCTGCTTGACCGTCTTCCAGAGCTTCGATAGGTCGTCGCCAAACGACTCCGCGTCAATCGCTTCCTGCATCGTCGTGGCGAGCGGCGCGAATTCCTTACGCAACTTTTGCAGGGCATCGATGCCGCCCTCAAGCGCCGGCAGGAGCATCGTGCCGCTCTTGCCGAAAATGTCCATTGCGATTGACGTTCGCAGGGCTTCATCTTCAACTTTGCTCAGCGCGTCGGCGATAAGTAGAAACTGCGTCTCGGCGTCCAGCTTGCGTAGTTCAGTTGCCGACAAGCCCAGCAAAGCGAACGCCTTATTGCCGTCGACGAGGCTCTGCTGCATCTTGCGAATCGACTTCTCGAACGTGTCGAGATCCGACCCGCTCTGTTCGAGCGCGTAGCCCATTGTCGAAAGGGACTCAACAGACACCCCCGTCCGTTGGCTCATTTCGAGCAAGGTCGATCCGGCGTCTGCCGCCGCCTTAGCCGCGGCGAAAAGCCCCGTCGTGGCGAGGGCGCCGAATCCGCCGATTCGCTTACCGATCGACGACAGTGACGTTCCCCAAGCCTTCAGTTTCGCCGACGCCGCTTTGAGACCGCGCATCATCGGCGAATCGTCGATGAACAATTCGACGGCTGCATGACCCGCTCTGATACTTCCGGTGGACATCTAATCGCCCTTCGCCCAGGAAATTAACTCTTCGGTGGTCATCACCGGGAGTCGACTCCGCTGCTTGCGTTCGGCAAGCCGTAGCGGATTCAGTTCATTGGGTTGGATGGGCCGTCCCAGAGCGGGCACGGACTTTGTACTAACCGACTGCATGATCGTGCGACACACGCCCATGAGTCCGTTTAAGTTTGTCGCCGCCGACCAACTCGCCAGACCCCATTCGTGCTCCAGGCGGCCGTCGAGCATTTGCCACAGACGCCGCAGCGTCATGCGGCTGGGGTCGACTCCAAGGATTCCTCCGACTCGATAGGCTTGTTCGATCCATCCGCGATCCCACGAATCTTGGCACGGAAATTCGCTTCGATCTCGTCCATATCGATCGTCGCCAGCTTCGCCGTCGCTTCCTCCATCATCGCCGTCGTCAGCCGTTTGTTGTGGCTCAGCAGGTCCCGAATCAGCGGGCGTAGCTGAGCGTTGGGGAAAAAACCCACGGCAGCCTCCTCAAAGGCTTCCCTCGCTTTCTCCGCCACGTCGGCATCAAACGACGACTTGAATTCCTCGATCGAGACGTTGGCATTTTCCAACTGCTCACGCACGCAGACGTAAATCGCCGCCGCCTGGTCGCGTGGGTTCATTTGGAATCGCCGCAGGTTCCGCAACTCAGGGAACCCATCGAGCAATTCAAAGACGTTCACGCCGGCGTCCTCCATCAACCGTTCTGCAATCAACAGGTCGATGACGACGCGCCAGGTTCGTTTCTTGGTGTCTACAAATGAGGGCATTATTTCGCCGTATCCGCCGATAGCGCGCCGAACTGAAGGATCTTGCCGCCGGCTTTGACGACGCCCAGGTGGTTGTAATACCAGCCGGTCGTGTAGTCCGCGGCTGTCACAGAACACTTGCCGGGGTTCGCCGATAGGAATACCGGCAGCCCCGCCGTGGCGAACGCCGACGTATCCATTTGCACTTCCGCACCGGGGAGGACGTAGCCTAGCGGTTGGTCATCGGCGGACGTCGTGACGGCGAGCGCTTGCACGGTATGCGCAGCGCCGGTTCCGTTCGCATCGGCGAGCTTGGCTTTGCCGTTGTCAGCCGCGTCGAAATAGATGAATTCCCCAGCGTCGATGTCTTCGCCGGCGGTGCCCCATTTGACGTCGCTGCCGTTCTGCGGAATGACTTCGGCCGGAGTGACGGTAATATCAGCCATGATGTTTGCTCGCTAATTTCCGTAGGCTGCCGCGGCTTCGGCAATTTGGACGGTTAGAATCGCACCGGCGGTGTCGACATGCCCGATGACGGTTGAAAAACCGACCATCTTCGCGTCGTCCGATGAGCACATCGCGCCGGGCGTATCGCTCAAATACACGGTTTCGTTCTGCTCGCCGGTGGCGGTCGTCGAATCGATGCGAATACGTCCGCCGTTGCCGACGTAAGCCAATGGTTGACCGTCGCTGGCGTTATGTGCTGCGATGCCCTTGACTCGCCCGCAAATCGCCGCCGTCGCGTGGTTCGCATCGGCAAGCACTAGCTTGCCGGTCGATGGATCGTCAACGACGACTTGCCCGGCGGTAATCGTAGCGCCAGCGCGTCCGATTTCGCATGGCGAAAGGGCGATGACTTCGGACGCTGTGAGTGAATAGTCGCTGGCAGCCACGTTAGCTCACGGTGTAGGTCGTCGGATCGTTGTCGCTGTCGGTCGGCTTGAGAATCACGTCGCGAGTCTGCAAGCCGCGGATCTCGGCGCCCTGATTGAACTGCGTCACGACCATCGCCAGACGGGGTCCGGTCGCACCAGAGACGCTGATGAGCTGATTCAAGATGATGACGTCGACTTCGGTCTTGTTCTCGTATGCCGCCTTCAGGGCAACGAACGTGGCGTCGCTGGGATTCGCGCGAACCGTGAACGAAAGCGACCGGGAACGGAGCGTCGGCACGACCAACTCTTCTTCGACGTCGCGATGAGACGCATCGGCTTCGACCCGGCTGTCGTCGACCGTGATGTCGCCGACGCGCTTGAGCTTCGTCCACGACGGCGAGCCGTAGGTCGCGGCGTTGTAGTAAATGGTCTGCTGACGACCGAGAAGATAAGTAGGCATGTTGATTTATGGGTTAGGCGGCTGCGCGGGCGCTTGCTTCCTGCCAATAGCGCGGCAACTGCTGTAACTGCTTGTCGAACGCCGGACGCATATACGGACGTGATTCGAGGATGCCCGTTCCGCCGCGTGGCAAGCGAACGGTTCCGCCGTGTTCCAACTTGTGCGGGACGTCTTCGCCGTGGAAACCGGATAGTTTCGCCGGTCCAATCACGACGCTGCGTCGACTCATGTCGAAGGCGTAGTAAATGTGATCCTTTAGCAAGCCCGTGCGGCTGTACGGCGGATCGCCGGGGCGGCTGACAATCGTGCCGTGGCGGACGACGCCGCGTGACCGCTTGGTCAGTTTCTTGGGGGCGTTGCGGATCGATCGCTTGGCGGTTTGCTTCGTTGCTCCGCCGAAACGACCCAATACACGCCGCTCCGTTGGTGCGAGAGCCGAAGCAATGGCACGACGATCAAAGAACCCCGCCTTGAGGTCTTTGAGCCGAAAGCCGAAATTGATGCCTTGCGTCGCCATTATTCTTCGTTTGCCGCCGGGTCCGCTCGGAAGACTTTGTAGGTTGCGTTTAGGACGGCAATCGCCATCCGTTGCGTTTCGAGATGTCCCTTGTGAACAAAAACGGGCCGCTGAATCGGGTCTTCGATAATCGCTTGATGACCACTCTCCGTGGTCAGTTCGGCCGCCTCCAAAACGTCTTCGATCTCCTCCGCCAAAAAGCAGAACTCGTCGACTTCCGTTGTCTCTTTGAGCGGGTCCTGCACGAGCTTGCTGTAAATGCAAACGAAAACAGGGACGAAGTGGTCGAGGTTGTCGCTTTGTTCGGCACGGGTGCGGTCGATGTTGTCGCCTAGGACGACCAACACCGACACGCCGTTCAACTTCTCCAGTTCGTTTTCGGTTCCGTTCGTTCCGTCGCCATACGGCAAGTGCCGCCGCTTCGCCGTGAACGCTAAACTAAAATCCTCTTCGCCGAGCATCGCGACGATGGCGTTCGCCAGTTGGATCGGCATCGCCTTGGTCGCCATCGCCCACTAACCGCTCTTTCTTTTCGTGTGAATCCGAATCATCGTCCGGGTCGAGTCCCCTTCGCGGAACACGGGTTCGCTTTCGGTAGGCAAAACCTGCCACACAATCGTGTCGCTGCCGAGTTCTTCGACGAAGGTATCGCCCTTGCGTGGTTCGTGTTGCCGTCCGTTGATGATGAGTTCCGATCGGTAAACGCAAAAATCACGCTCGTCGATGTTGGAATAAATGACGCCGTCGACTTCCTTCGGATTGCCGCCGCGGGCCGCAATCGCCGTCAGGTCGACCGAATGTTGTCCACTCCAATAAACGAGGCTTCGGCCCATCGAACTCGACAGCCCGCGAGCGACCGCTTCGTCGATGCGGGTTTGTCGGTTCATTACTGCTGTGCCAAACGAACGCCACCGCTCACGAGCACCGTTCCAGGCGAGTCGTCGGACGTCTTTTCCATGTGGGCAATCCAGACGTAAGGACCAGTGGCGAGAATGAACGTCTTCGCCGCGCCGGTCGTTCCGTCCATGATTCGCACGCCGTCGACGTAGACCTTGACGTCGGACGGATTGCGACCGTCGATCCAGACCTCAAACGGAGTGCCGGCGGTCAGGTCGAGCGTCGAATCCGCCGCCGCAACTGCCGTCGACCCGTCGTCGCTTTGGGCGTTGATGTTGGCCGAACCGCCGTCGATGTGAACCGCCACGCATTCCGCGACGGCATCGAAGTCGGTCGTACTGGTTCCGCTCGCCACGCCGAAGTTCAGGTCGCCAGCGGAGGCGTCGGCGTTGACCACGACGTTGATGAGAAATTCGGCGATGAAGTTCGACCCGATGGCGAACGTCTTCTTGGACATCGCGTCGACGCACTGCGCTTCAGCGGTCGTCCCCAATTCGAGCCGAATCGCTCCCGCCAAGTTCTTGACGTTCGGGATTTCGACCGTGGTCGAACCGACAACGGTCTTGGTCACGACCGACGTGACGTGGTCGCGAGTCGAATCGAAGTAGTAGACTGGCTCGATATTGAACGCAACTTTCAGCGTCGTGTCCGTGCTGGCGGCATCGCCAACAGCCACACCAACGTAGAAGTCGCGGTCGCTGATCGCCTTGAAGGTTGCGGCGTTCGCCGAGTGGTCCCAATAGACCTTGCCGCCGTCCAGGATGACGACGCCGCTGGTCTTGGTGATCGTATAAACGTCGCCGGGATTCACGGACAGCGCCGTCAGGTCGCCGGATGCGGCGTCGCGTTTGACGACACCCGCCCGGCCATCGCGGCATTGAATGACTTCGCCGCCGGTGATCGCAGCGTCGGCCGTGTAATCGAGGGCGCACCCATCTTGATAAAATTGAGCTTCGGGCATGATCGTGATTCCTCAGGGAATTGGGTTCGTGTAAATGGGGGTGCGTCAGGCTTATGCCGCGCCCTTGACCTTGAGACCGCCGCGGGCGTCTTGCTTCGTAACACCGAAGTCGAAATAACCACGCATCTGAACGCCGAGAACATTGAAGTCGGCGTCGGCGCTTTCGATGGTCGGGTTCTGCTGGCCGTTGAGGTAGCAAACCTCGATGACCGCGATGTCGGCCGGATCGCAGAGCAAATACCACTCGGTGTCCGTCGCCGTGATGTACCGCGACTTGAGCGGGATGTAGGCTCCGGCCCAAAGGTTCTGGCTCGGAATCTGTTCAGTCGTCGCCGCGCCGCCGGAGTTGAACGTGGTCGCCGCCATCAACTGGCGAGCGGCGTACCAGAGCGCCGGACCGACCAGCAGGATTCGCGGCTCGGCGCCGAGCGGTCGCCCGCCGTTGGCGATTGACGTGCTGCCGTCGTCGGTCTTGGCGTCCCACTTCTTGGAAGCGAGGTCGAGACCTGTTGCCGTCAGTGTCGACGTCGAACCCTTGAGGTAGTGCTGCGAAGGATCGGCGAAGAACGACGTATTCGCATTGAACGCCGTCCAGAAAACCGTATTGACCTTTTCGCCCGACTTGCGACCGAGCATCGAGGGAATCTGAGTCAGCGCCCCCAGATCGTCGTTGATGATGTCCTGTCGAGTGACCGACATCATGCGGCCGTAAGTCTTCGCTTGGTTCGAGAACGATTCCTCACTCAGCGTTCCGTGCTTCAGTTCACCAGTCGCCCCGACTTCCAAGAAGTCGCCGCCGTCGAGCATCCGATAAGACGTGACCGCCTTGAAGTCGTTGACGCTTCGGACGCGAGAAATCGACTTGTACGTTTGCTCGACAAACGAGAATCCTTCCAAGAGAAACTTGTTCGCCGTGTTGGCGAAAATGCCCGGCAAGCTCAGTGTCGAGAACCCAGCACGGATCTGCGGCTGGAATGCGCATCGCAACAGCGACTCGATTCCGGGGTGGCTGTTCGGGAAGTGCCGGCCGTCATACCCGCCGGCCCATGCCGCCTCAAGCATGACTTGCTTCAGGCTGGCACCGCGGGGGAAGTGTCGGTCGACAGCATCGAGCGTTTCCGGCTTGAACCGCTTTTCGAGCGTCTTCAAGTTCTCTTGCCGACAGAACGCCGCCTCGATGACTTCCTGCGTGACGGTCCCACCGCCGGCGACATGAATTGCCGGAGCGGAACCACGCGAGGCGCGAAGGAATTCGACTTCCGTCTTTTCGAGGCTCCAATTGCTGCTGACCGCCTTCGCGGAAAGCTCCTCATCCGCCTTGTACTGGACGGCGAGTTTGTCGATCGCCACACGCCGCTTGTCTTCGGCGAGTTCGGCACGGAGTTGGTCGATTTCCGACTTCGCCCCGCCAGCGTTTCCAGCCGATGCGATCAATTGCTTGACCTCCGCCAGCGTGGGCGGATCTTCATCGGCAACCGCCGTGCCGGCAGCCTTGATCTCGTTGTCGTACTGCGCCTTGAGGACCGCCGTGACTTCGGCGCTCAGGTTGGTCGGGTCGATGCTCTTGGCTTTCAACCATGCGTCGAAGTTCATATCAGTCTGCTCCAATAGGCTTGCGGCGATGGTGGCGGACGTGATGCCCGCGTCGGCGCCGAGGGGTACAAAGGAAACTGCCCGCAAGGTCGTCTTGCGAGCCACGATGAGCGGGCCTTGAAAGTTGCGCCCGTTGACCTTGACCGACGTGCCGGCTTCGACACGCTCGATCGATTGAATTGATGCGACGATCGACGCTTGCCAGGGGAATCCGTTCTTAGCGACAGCCCGGACTTCTTGCGCCGCTTCGCCGACACCGCTCACGATGCCGTCAATCTTGATTCGCTGTGCCGAGACCTGAATCGATTCGCTATGCCCGACGATCTGTGTCACGTCGTGATGGCGATCGACCGGGATACGCTGCGACGGGACCGACATGCCTTGCAGGTCGGCGACCACGGGATGGTAGAAGTTCGGCAGATTCAAGATCCCGCCCGTGTAGGCGGTCATCGAGAACGTCGGCAGCTTGTCCTCGCCGGCTGCCGCGACAATGTCGACCGGCTCGCCTGCCGAGCAGACGAGTTCGTTGGGCAGCTTTTCGGCAGCCGCGACGATCATCGAATTGTCGGGCAGCGATTGGTTACGCCGCCGCTTGGTGAATTTCTTCATATCAGGCTGCGAGCATTTGGCGTCGCGTGATCTCGGCGTTTACGGCGTCGTCTTGCGCGTCTTGCGCGTCGGCGTTCGGCTTGGCTTTCGGGGCGGCTTGGTCGGTCGGCAGCTTGAGCGTCGTGCAAAGCTCGACCTCTTTCGCGCGCTGACGAATCTCCGGCTCCCAGTCTTTTCCGTCCTTCGCGTACTCAGCCGCGAGCGTTGTCAGATTGGCGTTGAGTCGCTCGACCTGTGATTGGCTTTCCTTCGATGGGTCAACGTGCTCGCGTCGATCCCAGTACCAGGTGTGATCCGTCTCGAATGTGCCGAGCTTGCGGAGCGATTCGTCGGCGAGCAAAGCCTCGTCGAGCCACATCGCGAAGAGTCGGTCGAGAATCTTCGTTTCCCAGTACGACCGCTCGACGTTGATGGCGAGCAAATAGTTCTGGTGATCCATCCGACCGGACGAATAGTTGTGCATCGAAGCGTCGCCGGCGGCGATGACGTAGGGCATCGAGAGACAGCGCCCCGCTTCGGTGATGAGCGCCCGACAGAACATCGCATACGTCGTCGTCGGGTGCTTGGCTTCCAGCTGCGTAAGCGTCGTGTTGTCGGGGACAACCATCAGCCCGCGATGCTCATAATTGATCTCTTGCCAGGGGCTGTCGGTTCCCGCCGAGTCGTCAGCAGCGACCGTGGTCGAAAGAACGCCCGCCGGGCTAGCGGCGAACTCCGCCGCGCCAATCGTCGCCAGTGTGAACCGCCGCAACTGCGGCATGAGCACAAGCGCCGGGGTGATTTCTGGAACGCCGCGGACTTGTCCAGGGCGGTCACAGCGGAACAAATGGAAAACGTCTTTCGCCTCGTAGGGCGTGCCGTTCTGATTGCTGAAGTTCAGCCCGGTCATATCGCCGGGGTGCGGGATGACCGTGTATTTCGTGGGGTTGCCGAAGCGGTCGAACTCGATGCCGTCCGCATAGTTCGGGCGGAATTCGGCGAGCGGGCTGGCGACTTGCTCAGCTTCCAAAAGCCGAATGTCGAGCTTGACCGGACCGAGAAGATTCTGGTTCGTGATGGCGAGTGCGAACGCCTCGCCGTCTTGCCCCTTGGCGATACGCATCGTGCGGAGCTTTTCGGGCAAGCCGATCGCCTTGCACCACCGTGAGAACGCCCGCTCGATTGCCGTGTCGACGTCGCTGTCGCCCGATTGCATTTGCAGCCGGGGACCAGTGCCGATCGTGTCGTCGGCGAGTGTATTGAGCATCCCGCGAAGCCAGCAGTTGTTCGCCGTCTCGTATCGCGAGCGGTCCCGTAGGACTTTGCGAACAGCGGGATTATTGGCTTGGGCAGCGGAGAGACCATCCGCCAGGGTCCAGTGGTTCTTGTTCGCGCCGGACGACTGCGCGGCGTCGTACTTTGCGACGATGGTTTGTCGTCGAAAGAGACCGGCAATCGCTTTGATGGCGCGAGTGAACATCAACCGAGGGCGGACGGAGGACAGAGCTTGGAGAAGCGGATGCCGCGGTTCGTGTTGTTGGCAGCCGCTTCGTTGGCTTTGAGATACTTGTCCGCGTCAATCAATTCGCTGAGCCGATGCTCACTCACCGAGCCGTTGTCGTTCGATGCGGCTGCCGGTCCGGCTGCCACTTCCTCGATCGTGTCGGTGAGGTCGGGCATGGCTTCGTGCGGATGCGAAACGAGAAATCTCTATTTCGACTTATACGCACGCACGAACCACCTGCAATACGACGGCAGGTGCGATGAGAGATAATCCGCAAAGAACCGCCACATATGGCGTTGATGCGAAAAATAGTTATGATGCGTGCTGTGAATTACCGCCTATCGGGAGAAACAGAATGCCGCACTCACCCGCGCCGTGGAGACTGGCCGACTGCGACCAAGACATTAGCCGCGATATTGTCGAGTCGAGCGACGGAGACAGGATCGCAATACTATGTGAACACGACACTGGCGAGGATGCGTGGGAGCGGGACGGGGCGAACAAACGCCTCATTGTCGCCGCACCTGATCTGCTTGAAGCATGCAAATCGGCGTTGCGTGTCCTTCGCTGTCATTGCGCCAACGGCGATGATGGCCAAGAATATCAAGCGATCCAGAAACTAGTTGGCGCGATTGCGCTAGCGACCATCTAATGCCGATCGTGCAGCGTCAATTTCGGAGCGACGATAGCACTCCTTGCCGCGTTTGCGAATTGCGTTTGCGGAGATTGCCTTTAAGGCCGATCGCGCCCTGACGATTGTCGTTCCAAGCTGTCGCGATGCTTCGTTGATGGAAACAAGATCGTCAAAGTATCTCTTGGTCCCGGAGATTGTTCCGCGTCCTCCGCCGTTCAGCGGAGGATCGTAGAAGAAGACGTAGAAATGTTCAACTCGATTGATCTCCGATTCAGGGAATTCTAAATATGAAATCCCGTCGCCTGGCTTGATAATGTTGTGCGAAGCACAAACTCGCTGAGATAGATTGATTGATTTTCCTACGTACACAATCTGGTAGCTGCCTTCGTAAAAGCGCCAGAGGAAATAGATTCCGCTGACGCTTGGCATGTTTACGACATCTCCCGCTTCGTGGCACCACTTCGTCACAAAGCTCGGCATTGGCGCTGGCCGCAGTGCCGTTGACGTTAAGGCGGCGAGGTTCTCTGTCTCTCGCTCCGTTTCGATCTCCAAGTCGTCTCGCCTCTGGCTTAGTTCGGCCACTTGCTTCCTGAGAGTCGCCGCTTTGTCGCTCAGTTTTTCGACGCGAGCCTGTATCTTCTTGATTTCTGGATGCATGTTAAAATCTCCGTATTAGTCGGTCGACATTTTAGCCGTTCGCGAACTACTGACCAATCCTCGCTTCCCGCGTCGTGAACGCGCGGTTGCAATGGCGGCAGATACGCTTGCGCACGATAACGCCGCCGGGGTTCGGCGTGCTGTCGTAAACCCGATGATGACAGCATCCGCACGACGGGCAGGGAATTCCCTTCGGCGCGTCCTTGTCGCGTTCTTTCTCTTCGCGAGCCTCTTCCATGCTCGTGCTCATTTCCGTAGATGCGGCGGCATTTCCGCAAACTCCAAAAGTTGTCGACACCGCACAATCGCCTTGCCCGCAGCAAGTCTTGCGGTGAATCCGAAAAAGGACCGACCAGTCAGCCGAATCGGTTCTCCGTGACCCGAAAACATCGGCGCGAAAACGACCCACGACCATCGTTTGAAAAACGACACGCGGTCTGGCGATACACCAAAAAAGATTGGTTCTTTCATTTCCGCAAATGCTCCGGGATGGTCCACTTCTTCTTGGCGGCTGGCTTAGTGGAGTTCGGCAACGTGCTGCCGACAATCGACGCCGCGACCGCGCAGCCCACGAGGCAGTCAAATAGATGGTTATCCGGGGCGTTTGGCGGCGATTTCCAGACGTCGACTTGCCGGTCGCCGTCCTTCTTGCGTGTGCAGATTTCCGCCGTGCAGTGGTCGGCAATCATTCGGTGGACGTCGGGCTTATTGCCCCACAGCGAAAGACACCCCTTGTCCCCCATCGCCGTGGCGAACCGAGAATGGATGAACGATTTCCAGTAGTTCGTATCGAACATGACGTGCTGCGTCGTCCGCTTCAGACCCGTCACGATTCGCCAGCGGTGCCCGACTCTAACGCCCGGCTGCTTGGTCCACTCCGCCATCGGGCGCGCAGTCGGGCCGATGCCTTTACCTCGGGACGGCAAGAGAATCGAAGCGTAGGGCGACGTCCGGCAGAACGCCGTGATAGTCTCGTCGAGAACGCCCTCGCTCACGTCCACGAGGATCTTCGATAGCCGCAGCACACCGCCGCCGACCCGCTGATATTCCTTCTTGGCGAGCTGGTCCACGAGCGCCGTCAAGCCGCCGTGAATCGTGCCTTCTAGCCCTGCCCCTTTGAATAGCTGCGCGAGGTTTCGCTTCGCGTTGCGATAAACGAAGTATTGGGCTTTCTGGTCGGGGAAGCAGCCATAATCGACCACGTAGCCCGTGAAGTCGTCTTTCCATCCGACCATCGCGTAGTAGAGAACGCGATGCTGCACGTCGATGAACGCCGTCAGGTGGTTGACGTCGGGAGAGATTTTCCAGCGGTCGATGCCGTTGGTCTTGGTAGCGATGGCGTCGGCGGTGACGGCGCCCTCCGATTGGGCGTCGATGATGGGTTCGTTCTGGTATTCGGCGAAGTAGGCGGCGTCGCCGATGTCCCAGCGGATTTGATATTGATGGTGCAAGGCGGAAACGTCGTCGGCGCCCTTGCGTTCCTCCCATGCGACCGACGCCCCCTCGTGCATCGCGGCGAAGTTCTGGCGAACAAACTCCGCCGCCGCTTCCTTCCCTTGGTCGACTCGAATCTGCCGGCACTCTTCCCACAGGTCTTCCCGTTTCGGCCAGGCGTAGACGCTCTTGGTTCGCTCCCCTTGCCACTGCGGTGACTTGGCGTTGTCAAGGATCGTGTCGGCGAGGTCGCCCTGCCGGATGACCGTGCAGGGGATTAGGATCGCCGTTCGCTTGCCCGGACCCGCTAGGCCGGCGATGGCACCGTTGATGACGGCAAGGCGTTCCAGGCATTGACTCGGCGAGCGTGCGGACTGGTCGGTCTGCGGGTCGTCGACGATGACCAGCGACGGGCGGACCGCCGTGCCGTCCGGGGCGAAGTGCATCGGTCCCCGAATCTCGCCGGTGATGCCGCAGTAACGAATCAGAACGCCGCTCGATTTGCTCCCTTCGATGGTTGGGAAGATGATTTGGTCGGCGGTCCAACTGATATTGGTATTCTTGCCGTCGACGGTCTGCCCGGTGCAACGCCGAGCCTCGCCGCGGAGTTGGCGAATCGGATAGCAGACTTCCGGGAAGTCTTCCATCAACAGGTCGTTGTATCGAAGCTGATACTTTAGGTTGACGAGGTTGCGGGCGCTCGAATCCGCCGTCGCATTGACCAACTGAATGTAGAGATGCCGACCAGTCAACGCCGCCCACAATGACGCCATCAGTGCGATCGTCGTCTTGCCGGACCCACGCGGCATCGCTTCGGCGAACATCTCGCGATCGATAACGACGCGCTGAACCTTTTCCAGAATCTTCAGGTGGTCTGGCGACCACGGGAGCGAAAAGACTTCAGGGAAGTAGGTCGTACAAAAGAACGCGAAGTCGTTCTCTGCTTGCGCACGCCGCGCAGGATCGACGATCGGCGGGATTGAACCGATCTCTTGACCGGCTGCGGTTTGAGCAGCTTGGCGATTGCGAGCGGACTCGCGATGCAGGTCGTAAGCGGTGCTAGTCAAGAGGAATCAAAAACAAAGAAACATTATTGACTAAATACGC